AACTTCAGGTGCTAATGGTTCAAGTGGAACATCAGGAACATCAGGAACAACAGGTTCAAGTGGAACATCAGGAACATCAGGAACAACAGGTTCAAGTGGAACATCAGGAAACCAAGGAAATACCGGCGGATTACAATATAATTTCAATACAACTACAAATGATATTGGATTAGGTAATGGAACTTTTAGATTTGATAGTATCACATTAACATCTGTAAGTAAAATGTACATATCAAATGTTGATGTGAATACACAATTTGTAGATAATTACATACAGTTATGGGACGATTCAAATACATCATCCGATAGAGGTTATATCATAATTAGAGGAAACGATAATTCTGATAATACTACAATTGTATTAAAAGTTAACGGTGCTAGTAATAATACTACAGGTGATTTAGGTATATCACTATCAGTTTCTTTAGTAAATCTAACAGCTTCATTACCGTCATCCGGAGAGAGATGTGCTATACAGTTCAGTAGAACGGGTGAATCAGGCTCCTCAGGAACATCAGGAACATCAGGAACTTCGGGAACAACAGGTTCATCAGGAACTTCGGGAACAACAGGTTCATCAGGAACTTCAGGAGCAACAGGTTCTTCAGGAACTTCAGGAGCAACAGGTGCTTCAGGTTCTTCAGGAACTTCAGGAGCAACAGGTGCTTCAGGTTCTTCAGGAACAAGTGGAACATCAACCACTGCTGCGTCACGCATGGACTTGCAAGTTTTCACAACAGGTTTTAATAATACTTGGACAAGACCGACTTGGGCGTCATCTAACACTATTGTAACTGTTGTATGTATAGGTGCTGGCGGTGGAGGTGGTGGTGGTGGATTAGCTGGTACCGCTGGTGGAACTCATTCACCATCTGGTGGTGGAGGAGGTGGTGGTGGTGCAATAGCCCAAGCCACATTTAGAGCATCAGATTTGTCAGCAACTGAAACCGTATACGTCGGTGCTGGTGGTCCATCCGGTAATGGTAAGTCCACTGCGCCTGGTGGTGCAAATGGTGATCCTGGAACAATAGGTGGTCAATCCAACTTCGGTACAGTAGTAAATGCCTTTGGTGGTAGAGGTGGTGGTGGTGGCGTCGGTGCATATGGTTCAGCTACTACACCAGGAGCAGCTGGAGCTGGAGCTGGTAGAGGAACAAGCACCGCTGCAAGTCCATTCTTATCATTCCTCTCGTATGTATATTTTGCAGGAGGGAATGGTGCAGGTGGAAGCGGATTATTGGAATCACCGAGTGCTGCGGAAAGTAGAATATACGGATGTACTGGAGGTGGTGCTGGTGCTGGAGTATCTGAAATAGCCAACAATCCAAATGACGTAAATCCTGGATCAGTTGGTGGATCAATAGTCGGTTCTACAAACACAACTACAAATGACATTAGATTATTCACAGCTAACATATCAGGTGGTGGTGGTGGATCAATAACATATGCTACGAGAAATGCTACACCTGGATCAAGTTACGACGGTTATGGGACAAATATAGGTCTCGGCGGTGGCGGTGGTTCAGCTTGTGGCAGAAATGCGGGTGGAACTAATATTGGAAACGGCGGTAATGGTGGTTCTGGTGGAAACTATGGTGGTGGAGGCGGTGGTGGTGGAGCTGCTCAAGCTGGAAGTGGAAGAACATCAGGAAATGGTGGAACAGGTGGTGGTGGTATAGTAATTGTTATAACCCAAGGGTATTGATTATCATAAGGAGTTAAAATGGCAGTATACGGTATACAAGATACTTCTAGTTTAGAAATATTAACCATAATAGAATGGGATGGTTCATCATCCATAAGCTTATTACCAGGACACCAACTTTATTCAGGATCCTTGGATATTTATACTGGTAGCATGGAACCACCAGATCCATTGACAACACCAATAACAGGCTCATTTACGGGTTCATATACTGGTTCATTCTATGGCTTGGTAATAGGTTCTGGTTCATTCACAGGTTCACTAACAGGATCTTTAACAGGTTCCGTTAGTGGTTCCGATAAAATGAGTTTTAGTACAAGTGCAAATCAAACGGTATTAGCTGGAGAAATGGCGTGGGATGACGGCAACGGTACATTAGATATTGGTCTAAAGGGTGGTAATATAAATTTGGCAGTAGGACAACAAACTTTTGCTCGTTGTTATAACTCCGAAGGAACAACTCTAACAAAAGGAACAGTTGTTTTCATATCGGGTTCGCAAGGAAATCGTGTTGCTGTAAAACGTGCAGACTATAGTGTTGAAGTTCGTTCATCAACTACTTTAGGATTTGTTGCTGAAACAATTACTCCTGGCGCTCAAGGGTTTGTAATAACAAACGGTGTATTAGAACGGATAAACACCACGGGATTAATCGAAGGTGAAATATTATATCTGAGTTCATCGGGGCAGTATACACATACAAAACCAGTAGCACCAAAACACACGGTTGTATTAGGATATGTTGAAAGATTACATGCAACAGTTGGTTCAATCTATGTTAAAATCGATAATGGTTATGAATTGGGTGAATTGCATAATGTATTAACAAATGGTGTAACCAACGGTGATTTATTAGCTTATAGTGGTAGTGTATGGACACACTCAAAACAATTAAGTGGTTCATATGGCGTTACTGGATCTATAAACATGGGAACTGGATCTGTAGTAAATCCATTATTAACTGGATATTATGAAACTATGGTCTCAAAATCCGTAGCAAATGATTTTGGTGGTGGTATAGTGCAAATAGATTTAAAACAAGGTAATGTCTATAAATTAAAATTAGATGGTAGCGTATTAGATTTCAACATACAAAATAATCCAACATCATTGCAAGCTGGTACTTTTACATTGGTTTTAGAAGGAGATGGAACCGCAAGGGCATTTAATTGGGGTACAGAAGTAACTTGGCCAAATGGAGCACCTGCAATCGTAAGTGGATCGGGTGTGATTGACGTATATTCTTTTGTATCATTTAATAGTGGAACTGAATATTTAGGATTAGTTATTACACAAAATCAAACAGGATTATCATAAAAGGAGTTTTATAATGGTTGGTAATAATGTAAGAAATGCTGCTTTAACATCATATCCTGGTTATGTTGCACCACCAGTTCCAGGAATACCTTATGGGTGGGGTAATAATATATTCGGTCAATTAGATAACAATACAAGTGGTCTTTTTCCAAATCAAAAGGATGGTCTAACCACGTGGGTATCTGCGAGTTTTGTAGGCGGTGAAGTTTTTGCTATGAAATCCGATGGAACACTTTGGTCTTGGGGTTCTGGTAATAATGGTGGATTTGCATCATCCGATAGATCTTCACCTATACAAGTTGGAAATGATACCAATTGGACTAAATTTAGTAAATTTAATGGTGCCAGTCATGCTATGTTTTTGAAGTCTAATGGAACACTTTGGAGTTATGGTCTAAATGGAAATGGGCAATTAGGTGATATAACTTTACAAGCTAGGAGTTATTTGACACAGGTAGGGACTGATACAAATTGGTCTGACGTTGCTTGTGGTAATTCACACACTATGGCTATAAAAACAAATGGAACACTTTGGGCATGGGGATTAAATATAGCAGGACAACTCGGCCAAACAAATACAATACAAAGGTCATCGCCAGTTCAAGTTGGATCACAAACAGATTGGTCATATGTTTTTGCCGGTGGATCGCATACTATGGCTATAAAAACCGATGGAACACTTTGGGCATGGGGATTTAATTCAGGAGGACAACTTGGTAACGGTGCTCAACTCAATAGATCATCCCCAACACAAATTGGAACAGGAACCGATTGGTATAGAGTCTATTGCGGAAATTCATATACTATGGCAATAAAAACAAACGGTACTCTTTGGGGTTGGGGTATGAACACCAATGGACAGCTAGGTGATGGTACAAATGCTAATAGGTCTTCTCCGGTTCAAATTGGATTAGGAACTAATTGGGCAGATGTATACCCATCAACGGATTATGTAACTACCGCTGCTATAAAAACAGATGGAACTCTTTGGGCTTGGGGATTTGGTAGTTCATACGGACTTGGCAACGGTATTCCTGCTACCTATTCATCACCAATTCAGATTGGAACCGATACCAATTGGAGTAATATGCGGTTGAGAACCAATCAATTTGTTGGTATCAAAACTAATGGAACGTTGTGGGAGTGGAACGCTAACGGTGTAGTAACTTGGCATAAAACATATCCCTCACCAACTACAATAACATCTGATACTAATTGGAAAACAATAAAAACATCTATTTCAACCAATCCGTTTTCAGTCGGTATAAAAAAAGATGGTACATTGTGGTCATGGGGTACAAATCCATCTGGAGAATTAGGGGATGGAACCGTAATTGCAAAAGATTCACCAATACAAATCGGTACTGATACAAATTGGGATGATGTTTCTGTTAATCAAAATCATGTTGGTGCTATAAAAACAAACGGAACACTTTGGACTTGGGGCAATAATATATTTGGACAATTAGGACATACGAATACAATTACAAGATCATCACCAGTTCAAGTGGGACTGCTAAGCGATTGGAAAAATATTTTTTGTGGCAATTCATATACTATGGCTATAAAAACCGATGGAACACTTTGGTCATGGGGTAATAATGGACTTAATGAATTGGGTCAAGGTGTGGGGGCAAACAGATCATCACCAGTTCAAGTTGGGGTAGCAACAAATTGGAAGATGGTTGCTCTTGCAAAAGGTGGTTCCCATGTTATGGCAGTAACAACAGATGGTACTTTATGGGCTTGGGGACAGAATGGATTGGGACAATTGGGTAGAAATAACACAACATCCGGTGCAATTCCCCAACAAGTTGGAACTGATACAAATTGGTCGAGTGTTGCTGCATCAGTTAGCACTACTATGGCAGTAAGAACCGATGGAACACTTTGGGCATGGGGTGGTTATTCGTCACAGTTGGGAATAATGAAAACTCCAAGATTGGCATTTCCTGTAAATACATCATTAACAAATGTTTCGGATATGTGTGCCGGAGATAGTTATACAATAGCTATTGCTTCAAATGGAGCTCTTTGGGGTTGGGGAATAAATGGTACTGGTAATTTAGGTGATGGTACGATTATCACTAGATCATCTCCAATACAAATTGGACTCTTAACCAATTGGTCAAGTGTTTTTACGGGATTGTCACATACGATGGCAATAAAATCAGATGGCACTCTTTGGACATGGGGATTAAATTCTTCTGGTCAATTAGGAGATAATACGATTTTACCAAAATCTTCACCTATTCAAATTGGAACTGATACCAATTGGCAAACATTAGGAGGTGGTAATGCTCACACAATGTTGGTTAAAACGAATGGAACTCTTTGGGCATGGGGAAATAATCAATTTGGACAGTTAGGTGACGGTACTAAAATAAATCGTTCATCTCCAGTTCAAATAGGAACAGATACTAATTGGTCAAAAGTTTTAGGTGGCACTACACACACGATTGGATTAAAAACGAATGGAACTCTTTGGGCATGGGGCGCTGATGATAGATACCAATTAGGGATTAGTTCGGATTCAAACAAATTGCAAAAAATTGGAACAGATACTAATTGGTCAATTTTACCAGTTGCATCTCCGGGTTCACATACAATGGTAATCAGAACCAATGGAACACTCTGGGGTTGGGGATTAAATACTTCATTTCAATTGGGTGATAACAGTGGTATCACTAAATCGTCACCGGTACAAATTGGTGTTGCAACAAATTGGAGTAAATTGAGTTTAGGCGCACAACACACTATGGCAATAACAACATCAGGAACTTTATGGGGATGGGGTGCTAATACAGTGGGATTTTTGGGACTTAATGATGTAGTAAATAGGTCTGTTCCGGTGCAAGTGGGAACTGATACTAATTGGAGTGAAGTTGCTTGTGGTGCATCACATACAATAGCAGTGAGAACGAATGGAACACTTTGGACTTGGGGAAGTAACTTATTTGCACAATTAGGTGATTTAACTAAAATAAATCGTTCATCTCCAGTTCAAATAGGAACGGATACCAATTGGTCAAAAGTTACAGCATGTGAATTTGTAAGTTTTGCATTAAAAACCAATGGAACACTTTGGACTTGGGGATTTGATCGTGGAGATGGTAATATGGGACTAAACTTAAGTCCTGCATTTGTGTTTGAAAGAAATTCACCAACACAAATAGGAACCGATACTAATTGGTCAAAAATATCAGCAGGTGCTTCACATACCATTGCTATAAAAACAAATGGAACACTATGGGGGTGGGGCAACAATACATCCTCAACATCAGTTGGTGATGGAACGAGTATAAACCGATCATCTCCTGTTCAAATTGGAACCGATACAGATTGGACAGAAATTAGTTGTGGTTCATTTCATACATTGGCATTAAAATCAAACGGTACACTTTGGAATTGGGGTTCAGGAACAACAGGACAACTTCCAGATGGACGCATTGCTAATTTATCATCACCAACACAAGTTGGAACTTCAACTAATTGGTCGAAAATTTATTCTGGAAGATTTCATTCGGTGGCAATAAACACATCAGGTGAAATCTATACAGTTGGTCTAAACAGTAGTATAGCTGTAACTGTTAATGAATTTAGTCGTTCATCTCCTGTTCAAATTGGAACCGATACAGATTGGGCTGATATTTCAGCATACCAATCCAATAGTGGAGCTATTAAAACAAACGGAACACTTTGGGTTTGGGGAAATAATGCCGAAGGACAACTTGCTCAAAATGATAGGTTTTCTCGTTCTTTACCAACACAAGTTGGAAGTGGTACGGATTGGTCATATTTTCCAAAAATGGGACCAAGAAGATGGGGTTTAATGGCAACTAAAAACAATGGAACTACTTGGGGTGCTGGATATGGATTTGATGGTGCATATGCTGATGATACAAATATAACAAGATCATCACCGATTCAAATTGGAAGTGTTGCTTGGTCAAAAATAACATCTGCATTTCACACAATAGGTATGGATTCCAATGGTATTTTATACTCATGGAATCAGAGTAGTGGCAATAGTGCTATACTAGGTCGAGATACACAACTCAGCGAAAACAGATCATCTCCGATACAAGTTGGTTCTGCAACAAATTGGGTAAGTGCATCAATGGGTTCTGCATTTAGTGTGGCTATAAAAACCGATGGGACAATTTGGAGTTGGGGTGGCAATGGTAGTTTTCAATTAGGCGATGGTAATATTACATCTAAATCATCTCCAGTGCAAATTGGAACTGCAACTGAATGGGTTTCCGTAGACTGTGGTCTTTCTCATACGATTGCAATATCGGAATAATAAAAAATATACAATCATAAACATTTTTGAAAAATATTTACATACTTATAGAAGTATAATTAGTAAATATAAAAGGTTTTGTTATGAAAAATAAAGAAATGCATCCGTTGGATATGGCATTAGAAGCTTCTATAAGCGGGTTTCCTGAAGTAAGTGAGGATATTTTACGCAATCAATCACAAGATGATTTAAGAGTGCTTTTTAATCTCGGATGGCACGAAATGCGTAAAGGTAATATGAAAAAGGCGTTTGAACATTTCAATTATGGTCGTTTTATAGATGTTTTTGGATTGCCTCCAGTTCTTGGTAAAATATGGAAGGACGAATCATTAGAAGGCAAAACACTATTATTCAGATGTGAAGGTGGTTATGGAGATCAAATATTAAATTTTCGTTTTGCTAAAAAATTTGAAGAAATGGGGGCAAGAGTTTTAGTATCATGTTCAACGGAACTACTAGAATTATTTTCTCGTCACGGATTTATTACAATAGATAATGCAGTAGTTAGCGGTGTCCATTATGATTATTGGGTTCCAGCAATGTCAGCTGCATACATTCTTAATTTAGAATACCAAGATTTAGACGGATCGCCTTTCATATTCCCAAAAGAAAAAAGAGATTTGTTTTCAAAAAAAGGTAATTTAAAAGTTGGAATTAGATGGAGTGGTTCTCCAGAATTTGAAGATGAACAACATAGAAGATTTCCTAGTGAACTGATGATAAACTTATATGAGACACCGAATACAACATTTTATTCTTTACAAAGAGATGAAAATTGTGTAGATGGACTTCCATTTGGTGATATGCGTGAACAAATGAAAACATGGGATGACACCGCATCTATTATAGCGGGTTGTGATTTAATAATTACATCATGTACATCAGTTGCACATCTATCCGCAGCAATGGGTATACCAACATGGATAGCAACACCAATTATGCCTTATTATACATGGGTTTTTCCAGGAGAAACTTCAAGGTGGTATAATTCTGTTCGTTTATTTAGACAGTCAAAATATGGTGAGTGGGAGGATGTATTTGAAAGAATACAAAATGAATTAACTAAATTAGCGGAAAACAATACATGATTCCCCATTATTATTATTTAATATTCGGTTGGTTTGATCAAGAGACTTTATTTTCCCAAATGGTTTATTCCTGTAATGATACGGACAAATATAAATTCGTTGAGATCGGAAGTTGGAAAGGAAGAAGTTCATGCTATATGGGAGTAGAAATACTTAATAGTAAAAAAAATATACAATTCGATTGTATAGATACATGGTTAGGTTCAGACGAACACAGAGATCCAAAATCAAACCATTATGAACCTTTATTAGAAACAAAAGATGGATTATACGACTTGTTTATTAAAAATATAGAACCTATACGCAGTGTAGTAAATCCAATAAGAATGTCATCAATAGAGGCATCAAAATTATATGAAGATGAAAGTTTAGACTTTGTTTATATCGACGGAGCACACGATTATGATAGTGTGTATGAAGATATTAAACATTGGTACCCAAAGGTAAAAAATGGTGGGTATATTGCAGGAGATGATTTTGAAGAAGATGCATGGCCTGGTGTTTATTATGCAATTAAAAAATATTTTAATAACGATATAAATGTTATACGGGATAACACATGGATAAAACAGAAAAACCAAGTTTAGATATTATTTTAAGAACCCATGATTTCATCGATATACATAGTTCACCGAATGGGAGATATTGTAATACAGATAAAACAACTTTAATATGTAAGTGTATAAAATCATTAGTAAGATCTGCTAACAATTATGACGGTAAAGTAAAAATTATTTGGTTAGATGACCATTCATCACAATCATCTATTGATAAATTACATAATATATTTTCCGAGTCAAAACATGAAGTTGAGTTTGTTCCATTGGAAATGCGTGGATGGAATGCTTCTGGATACGAACAATTCGAGAGAGGAAGGGCTTCAAATGCGGATTTAGTTTATTTTGTAGAGGATGATTATTTACACTTTTCAACCGCTATTGAAGAAATGGTATATGCTTACCAAGAATTTAAACAAAATCTTGGAATGGAAGTATCTATCCATCCGTTTGATGATCCAGATAACTATAAACCAAAATACATAGAAGAGTGTAGAATAGTTTTGGGAAAAAATAGAAGATTCAGAACGAATACTTACAGTACATTTGTTTTTATGTGCTCTCCTAAAGTAATAAAAGATAATTGGAGTAAATTTTATACACTTGCTACCGAATATATGACAGAATGGGGTGAAAATCACAATATACATGAAGGCACTACTATAAATAGTTTATGGAGAAATGATATAAAATTATTTACACCAATACCATCTTTGGCTTTACATATGGGATTTGATGAACAAAAAGATGCTTATTTAGATTGGAAAGAACTTTGGGATTCCATTTCCTAATTATATTTATAGTTATATTTATAGTAAAGGAGAAATAAATGTCTTATGCACGAGTGGAAGATGGTAAAATAATAGAACGTACCAATTCATTACCTAATAGTTGGGATAACATATCCAATTTTAATACTTTAAATAAAGAAGAAATAACCAATCATGGTTGGTATGTTCATAAGTTTATAGAGGCAGAAAAATTTGACGGATGTATCTGTGACGGAACAACGTATTCCATCGAAAACAATGAAGTAGTGGAATATGAACAAGTTCGTTCAAAAACCACTGAAGAAATAAATTCTGAAATAGAATCTAAATGGATTGAAATACGGTCTCAAAGAAATATACTCTTAACAGAATCAGATTGGACACAGTTATCAGACTCACCATTGAATAATCAAAAACAAATAGAATGGCAATTATATCGTCAACAATTAAGAGATATAACATTAGCAGATAGTCCATACGGTATAAGTTGGCCATCAAAACCAGAGTCTTAATATGGAAAATAATAAAATAGTTAAATTTTTAAAAGAATTGAATCTATCTATATTCAATGAAAATGAATTGGTTGATAAAGATATTATTGTACTTTTTCCGGGAAAGTTTCAACCAATGGGACAACACCAAAGAGAAGAATATTTTAGACTTAGTAGACAATTTGGCAAAGATAATGTTTACGTTGTAACCGATGATAAATTCAATTCAAATACAAATCCACTCAACTTTGAAGAAAAAACTGCCATAATAAAAAGACATGGCATAAAAAATATAGAGAAGGCTATAAATCCATTCATGCCTATAGAGTTGTTTCAAAATTTAGATGAAACCAAAACTACTATAATAATAGCAGTTAGTTCAAAGAATTTGTCAAAACTAAAAGAATTTAAAAGATTAACCAAATATAATAAGTCATCGCATTTACCAATAAAGGACATTCAAAATCCATATGTTTATTATACCTTAACAAACAATGTAAAATACACATTGCCTAGTTTTGGTGAACTCAACTCCAAAAATATTTTTAAAGCTTTAAGTGACAGACAAGCAAAATTAACTGAATTGAAATCTAGATTCATTTCAGTGTTTGGTTGGTTTGATGCTAATATATTTAACACTGTGATGGAAAAGTTCAATTCAACACGTGGTAAGTTAAAAGACGGTAAAGAAGAATTAAAGCCTTTACAAATGGTTACAAGAACTTTTTGGGATAAGGTATACAATGAAGTTATAAGTGAAAATACAATAAATGAGGTTGCAACGCTACCACCTCTTATGTTGACAAATTTGGAAACCATTGCAAAAGAACACTTTTATAAATTAGAAACATATATCCAAAGTGAAACTACCGTAGATGAATTCGAAGCTAAATTGAACAATAATAGCTCAAATATAGATGAGTTAATAGAAAAATCATTGGATATAATAAATCCATTTATTAAAAACGAAGAATATGTTAAGGCTTTAAAAAGTGAATATCCGAATGCTTATAAACAAATACGTTTGAATAAATTTACAATAACATTTAGAAATAAAATCGTTGTAATTGATTTTGCATATGATAAGTTTAAGAATTTGATAGATTTGGCATTAGATGATGAATTACCAGGAACATTTATTGAAAAATTGGAAAGAAATAAAAGGGGTGGTGATTGGAAAAAATACGAATTAGAAATAAAACGTATAAAAAATTACAATAACTTCTCCGTTGGTAGTCGTGGATTATTCAATTCAGTTGGCTCTATTTATAGTAATAATTTTAAATTTAAGTCCATACTGAATATAAACATAGATTGGTTTATGCTTTACATAAAATTGTTGTTGGCTAAAAATGGTTTCTTACAATCTACTATGAAACAAGTTATTGATAGTTATATCAAAGAAACATATATTAGTATACTGTCACATGAATTGATACACTTGGTTCAAGACATAAAACAACAAATAAATACAGGTGAACGTAAACCATCGAGTTATGAATTCACAGATGCTGAAAAAATAGGTACTGAGAAATTCAATAAAATGTACTTATCAGATAAGGCAGAAATTGGAGCACATGCTTTTCAATTCGTAACGGATTTGAAAAATGTTTATCCTAACAAATCCGATGATGAGTTATTACAATTATTTCAAAGTGGTAAACTACCAAAAAAGAAATTTTCACCTATGTATAATTACATAGGATATTACATGAATATGTTGAATAATAAAAAGCAGGATAGTACTGTTAAGAGATTTATAAAAACCGTGTTTTTGATATTAAAAAAAGATTAAAGGTGAGTTATGCTTAAAATTGATGGTGTAGAAGATGTAAAAAAACTTTTACATGGTGAACATTCAGAACAACAAAAAGTAACGGTAGGATACATCCCCGATGGTGAAAAAAAGTCTGAAAGTAGACAAGTTGGAGATAAATGGTTCGATTCCGATGGAAATGAGTGGGAACAAAAAGAAGGATACACAGTTAAATTAGGAAAAGCGTGGCAACAAGAATTGCACGAATATCTTAATTCATTTCCAAATTGTAGGAAGGAGACATGCACATGTTCCATGCCAAAACGATTAGATGAAAAAATGAGACGAATTCATGGAATGTGTTTTGATTGTGTTATAGATATGGAACACAAAATTCGTATTCAAGGTAAATGGAATGAGTATGAAAAACAGAAAGTAAGAGACAATGCAATGGCTTGGTTAGCTGAAGCTGAAAAGGATAAAAACTTAATAGCTGAAGAGTTATCTAAAGTTGATTTTGCAAATGAATTCGGTGAATCTGAAAAATGGGATGTGCCATTTACGAAAGAAGAATTATTAAAAAAAATAGAAAAAGAATTTGAAGAATTCAAAGAAAATTTCATAGCTAAATTAGAAGAAGATATAAATAATCCAAATGTTGATGTAATACATACATACATACATGATATGAATAATCATCCAATGTTTATTAAGAACGTTGATTTAAATAAAAATAACGTAATTAATTTGCCTATTTTAGAGAAAAATGTTGAGAAATCATAGTAATTTCAAAGAAATATTTTTAGGAATTGGTGGAGAAATATCATCTAAGAGAGCTATAATGTTTTTATCATTTTTAACGATGATAATAATGGCTGTGGTATCAATATTTTACGATAAAAAAATAGAACAATTTATATTTGATGGGTTTTTATACATAGTAGTTGGTAGTTTATTTTCTGTTGCATCTGAAAAATTCACTTCCGCCTATACAAGAATGAGAAGTGATGAATATTACCAAGAAAATTTAGAAGAAATTGGAGTAAATAATGAAAGAAATCGTCATAGAAAGAGCCGTTCCTAATAACAAAGAATTATATTCACGTATAAAATCGAGAATAAAAAGCAAGTATAAAGTTTGGCCAAGTGCATACGCTTCCGCAGCTGTTGTTAAAGCATATAAAGCTGCTGGTGGTGGTTATAGAAATGTAAAGGAAGTAATAAAAAATCCAAGTTATCAATTAGAGGGATATTCTACCAATGAATGTGGTAAAATAACAGAACTACATTTTAGATTAGGAGAATCCGAAAAACACAAAATAACTGAAGCTGAATATCGTGGTAGAAAAGTTTCGTTGGGTAAACCATTTAGAACACCAAGTGGTCCAAAGAAATTTTCAGTATATGTTAAAAATCCAAATGGAAATGTTGTAAAAGTAAATTTTGGTCATAAAGGGGAAGGTGGTCAAAAAACCATGAAGATAAAAAAGAGTAATGCCGCTCGTAGAAAATCATTTAGAGCTCGTCATAGATGCAATACTCCAGGACCTAGACATAGTGCAAGATATTGGTCATGTAGATTTGGTTGGCCTAAATCTGGGAAAGGAGCAATAGATAAGACATAATTATGATTGCAACTATATTTAAAAATGTATTAAAACCGCTTATGCAACCCCTAACCTTGGCGGATTATGAACGTGCTGCTGATGCAATTGCAACTGCGTATGATGTTGCAAATGTTGGATCAAGCATGACACTTTTTGGTTCCACCTTACTAAAAGGTGACAAAGAAACCCTGAAGCAATTTTTACTTCAGGGTTTAACTATGAATGCTGGAATAGTAAGGTATTTGCCAGTCGTTGAACCTGGTTGGACTATGATGGCAAATGGATTTTGCATGTATTGGGCAACAGCTACATTTACACCCATACCACCAATGCCACCTATTGTAAGTCCACTTCAAGGGACACAAGTAATTTTTCCTGGAAGTCCTTCTGGATTAGATATTGGATTAAAAGTTGCACTAACTCAAGGTGATTTAGATAATGCTTTAAATATACTTTCATTGGTATTAATAGCGCATCAATTAACTATTGCTGGAACATATAACGGATTAGTACCAACTATACCAACCCCAATTCCCATGATAATGCCGTGGGTGGTTATATTAAGTATACCCGACTTAGATTTAGGAAAAAAAGATGATACAGTTGATCAGCCACAAGATGAAGATGTTGTTGAAGGAGGTGATCAAACCGATGATGAAGAAATTGGTGGTGGTGAAGATGAAATTGTTGTAGATCCATTAACAGAACGATTAACAGAATTAGCTAAAAAATTAGCTGAACTCAATACATTGAGTTTGAATGATTTAAAGGAAAGACAAGATGAAGTAACATCTGCATTGGATGAGTTAAACAAATTAGCATACGACGAAAAAATAATAGAATCACCAAAATATAGTCAAGTAGTTGGGCTTATGGTTTCTTTTAATATACTACTGAACAAAATAAATTCAAATCAAGAAGTTCCTCCACAACGATTCCCGTTAGATGGCGATTGTATAGATTGTCCTTGATAATTTATTTTTCATATATTTATGAATATGAACCAAGAAACTAAAAATATTATAAAAAGAATAATACGTGAATACGTCAGACAATACGCAATGGAAAATAAAAAACCAAAAGGTGGTTTAACTAAGTGGTTTAGGGAACGTTGGGTTGATATTTCTCGTAAGAAAAAAAGTGGTGGTCATCCACCATGCGGAGCTTCAGCCGGAAAACGTTCAAGACGTGATGGAAAGCGTGCATATCCCAAATGTGTTCCAGCTGCAAAAGCCGCTTCGATGTCAAAAAAACAAAAACGAAGTGCTGTAACCAGAAAAAGAAAATATGGAGCTACTGATAGGGGTAAAGCTAAAATGGTTTCAACCTATGCAAAGGATTAATTATGGATGAAGTTATAGAAAAGAAAATAGGCAATATTATTAAAACGACTGTAATAGTAATACTTTCAATAATATTCATATACATAGTCTATGATACACATTCAGCAAGAGAACAGATAAAATCATCAACTAAAACAAAAGATAGCTTAGAGGCATTGATAAAAAAATATCATTATGACTACATTTTAATAAAAAAAAGAGCAGATGAATTGGACTCTTTGATAAAAATAAAAAATGATAGTGTAATAATAATAAAACAAAAATTTTACGTATATCGAAGTAAAGAGATAAAGAGTCCCGATGAAGCTACTAAATATATTATCAATTTCTTGAAGGAATAACCTATGAAATATTTATTAGTATTCCTTTTTTCAGCATTAACGGTTTTAGCAAAGGAAAAAGATTCTACAGTAGGTTTTGAAAAAAAAGACGTTTTGTTATTAGCAAATAAAATTCAACTATTAAAAGATTCAGTTTTTTACCTTAAAGACGTTATTAGGGTACAAGACACTTTAATATTATTACAAAAAGATAGGTTAAATTTTTATAACTATGAAATGAAAAACAGGAATGATATTATAGATGCGTGTGAAAAAAGAAGTATTGAATTAGAAAAAATAAATGAAGAACTACAACCTAAATGGTATGATAGTAAATTGCTTTGGTTTTTTAATGGTGTGGCAACAGTGGTTGGCATAGTTTTGGTGGTAAGATGAGTAACACAATTCCAAAAAATTTAAAAGATATTATAAAAGAAGAATATGCTAAGTGCGCTGCAAATCCAGTACATTTTATGAAACGCTACGCCAAAATTCAACATCCAAAAAGAGGGAAGATACTCTTTGAATTATATCCGTTTCAGGAGGATGTTTTAAAGGAATTCAATGATCATAGATATAGTATAGTACTAAAATCAAGACAGCTTGGTATCTCAACTCTAATAGCTGGATACTCACTTTGGATGATGTTATTTAAACAAGATCAAAATATACTTGTTATTGCAACCAAACAAGAGACTGCAAAGAACTTGGTTACAAAAGTTCGTGTTATGTATGATAATCTTCCAAGTTGGTTAAAAACTGGAGTCGTTGAGGATAATAAACTTTCACTTAGATTCAAAAATGGATCTCAAATAAAAGCTGTATCAGCTGCAGCTGACTCAGCACGTTCAGAGGCACTCTCACTTCTCATCATAGATGAGGCTGCCTTCATCGACGATATTGACAAGATATGGGCATCTGCACAACAGACACTTGCAACTGGAGGTTCTGCTATAATAAACTCCACACCAAACGGAATTGGTAACTTTTATCACAAACAATGGGTAAAAGCATCACTGAAGGAAAGCACATTTAATCCAATAGAACTATTATGGCAGGTTCACCCCGATAGAGACCAAAAATGGAGAGATGAACAGGATATACTCTTAGGACCAGATTTAGCAAAACAAGAGTGTGACGGAAACTTCCTATCATCAGGACGTTCTGTTATAGAGGGTGAGTTGGTAAAATGGTACGAAGATACTTATATTTCTGAGCCAAAAGAAAGACGGGGAATAGAAGAATCACTATGGATTTGGGAATACCCCGATCCATCAAAAACATATATGTTAGTTGCTGACGTTGCTCGTGGTGACGGAAATGACTACTCAGCATTCCATATATTAGATATTGATAATTTAGAACAAGTAGCAGAATACAAGGGTAAGTTAGATACCAAAACTTACGGAAACATGCTGGTATCAATAGGCACAGAATATAATGACGCAATGTTAGTTATAGAAAATGCTAATATAGGTTGGGCAGTTATACAACAAGTAATAGATAGAGGCTATCCAAACTTATACTATACTTACAAAGAAGACGGCTACATAGATCCATTAGTACATATACCCAAGGGTTACGATGTAAAAGATAAATCACAGATGGTTCCTGGATTCACAACAAGTTCAAAAACAAGACCTTTACTAATATCTAAATTAGAAACTTATTTTAGAGAGAGAACACCAATAATAAAATCTATACGACTGATAGAGGAATTATATGTTTTTGTTTGGAACGGATCAAGAGCCGAGGCTCAGACTGGATATAACGATGATTTGGTTATGTCTTTTGCTATAGGCCTTTGGGTTAGAGATACTGCTTTAAAACTTCGTCAAGAAGGTATGTTAAGAACGAGATTAAGTTTAGATTACATGAATAAATCAACCGTAGTACACAAATCATCTGAATATATTCAAAATGATGGTTGGAATATGAAAGTAAATGGAAAAAATGAAGATTTAACTTGGTTGATAAAGTAGTTTTTGAAATTTTAAAACATATTTATATTCATGTAATAACTGTAAATTATAGGTGAAAAATGGCTGAAAATAAATCATTTTTTGATAGACTAAAGACATTGTTTTCAACAAATGTTGTTGTTAGAAATGTTGGTGGTAAAAGACTAAAGGTTGTAGATACATCACGCTATCAAGCTGACGGTAATCCACATACATCTAAAGTTATTGACAGGTATGGAAGATTACATGGAACACGTGGAACTCCAATATCTGTCTATAATCAATATAACTCATTCTCTGCAACAAAGATAGATTTATACACAGACTATGAAGCAATGGACACCGATGCTATAGTTGCATCTGCTTTAGACATATATGCGGATGAAAGTACATTAAAAAACGATCAGGGAGATGTGATTTCTATAATAACTGATAATGATAACATAAGAAAAATATTGAGAAATTTATTTTATGATGTGCTAAATATTGAATATAATTTGTGGCCTTGGGTTAGAAATTTATGCAAATATGGTGATTTTTATTTATACTTAGATGTAAAAGAAGGATTAGGTATAACCAACGTTGTACCATTTTCACCATATGAAATGCAGAGAGAAGAGGGCACAGATCCTGAACACGTATACATGACAAAATTTATCTATGAAGGTCCTTTAGGTAAGGGTGAGTTTCAAAATTATGAAATAGCTCACTTCAGATTATTGGGAGACACAAATTTTTTACCGTATGGAAAGTCTATATTAGAGGGTGGTAGAAAGATATTTAAGCAAATTCTTTTGATGGAAGATGCTATGTTAATTCATAGAATAATGAGAGCACCTGAAAAACGAGTGTTTAAAGTAGACATAGGAAATATACCACCGAGTGAGGTAGATCAATATATTAATCAAATGATGACCAGAATGAAAAAGATTCCTTTTGTTGATGAGAAGACTGGTCAGTACAATCTGAGATTTAATATGCAAAATATTTTGGAAGATTTCTACTTACCAGTTAGAGGGGCACAATCTGCAACTACAATTGAAACATTACCTGGATTACAATATCAAGCAATAGAAGACGTACAATACCTTTTAAGTAAACTATTTGCAGCTTTAAAAGTACCAAAAGCATTTATGGGTTATGATGAAACAACAGAAGGTAAAGCTACATTAGCAGCTTTGGATATACGTTTTGCAAGAACAATTGAAAGAGTACAAAGAATTGTAATATCTGAATTAACGAAAATAGCAATAGTTCATTTATATTCACAGGGATATGAGAATGCTGATTTGGTTAACTTTGAATTAGCTTTAACTGGTCCTTCTATAGTTTATGAACAAGAAAAAGTTGCTATAATGAAGGAACGAACAGATTTAGCGGTACAGCTAATGGAAAACAAAATCTTATCACAAAAATACATATACCGTAACATCTACAATCTCACAGACGATCAAATCGAGTTTGAAAGAAATGAAATAATAGAAGATATAAAACAAAAATTCCGTCAAACACAAATAGAAAATGAAGGAAATGATCCAGCAATAACAAATGAATCATTTGGAACACCACATGATATTGCGTCTATTCATACTAAAAAGGGTGGTTCATATCAAATAAATGACGGTGAAACTCCAGAAGGAGGATGGCCTGGTGCAGGCAGACCTTCAAAAAATTTGAAATATGGAACAGATGACCACGTATACGGTAGAGATCCTATAGGTAAAAAAGATGTTGGTAATACATTAAAGGTTAGAAATACACTAAAACAAGACTATAAGAAAAACTCACCGCTGTCTTTAGAAGGAAAAGAATTTGAAAATCTCATAAATAGTATGTCAACTATAAAGATTAAAACGAAAGAAATAATATCTGAAAGTTTGAAACCAAGTAAACTTATAGAAGAAAATGAGCCAAATTTATTAGATGAAAACAATTTATTAGATGAATTATAATTTTTTTCTATATTTATTCTATGAAAGTGTACACAATTAGGTATAAGGAAAAATGAAGAAAATAAAACACTCAAAGTTTAAAAATACCGGGATGTTATTTGAACTATTAACACGTCAAATAACATCTGATATTGTTTCTTCCAAAGAATCCGCAGCTATTCATATTCTGAGAAAACATTTTGGAAAGGGCACGGAACTTATAAAGGAATACAAACTTTATAAAACTCTTTGTGACGAAAAATTAAAATCCGAGACAAAGGCTAATATGTTAATAGAGGCTGCTATTAAAGCAAAGCGTGGATTGGATAGAAAAAAATTAACAGAGGAAAAATATCAACTTATAAAGGCTATAAAGGATAATTTTGATATAGATTCATTTTTCCAAACTAAAGTTCAAAATTATAAGTTATTGGCTTCAATATACAAGTTGTTTGAATATAAGGACGTAGAAAATCCGTTAGAGTTAACTAAGTCGAGAATAACGATATTGGAAACTATAACCACGAGGTCTTCAAATCAACTTATATCCGAAACTGTTCAAATATCAAATGAACCAAAAGAGGTAAGATTACTTTCACAAAAACTTTTAGTAGAAAAATTTAATAAAAAATATAGTGATTTGAATGAAAATCAAAAAGTCTTATTACGTGAATACATAAGTAATGTAAGCAATACCAATAACCTTAAAGCATTAATTCAATCTGAAGCAGTTCACATAAAGGATGTATTTACAAAAAACATGTTTAAAGTTAAAGACGCTGCTTTAAAAATAAAATTAACAGAAGTTGTTAATTTATTGGATGAATATAAAAATATAAAAAAGATAGAAGAAAACCATATATCTGCTATTCTAAGATATTATAGTTTGATAGAAGATTTATCATGGAGTAAATAATGTACACACCCACCGAAACTCACCCGTATAATTACCCTACATCAAGTGCAAGTGATTTTGAAAGATTAGGACATCCTGGAAAATTTAAAAGAACCATATTAGCTTCAGGTACAGTTTGGTTTACTGGATCTAATTACGGTGTTGGTGCTTTGTTACCCCATCAAGGTGGAGGAACTGGAACAGCTTACTTAACAGACGGTGGATCAATTGATATATCTAAACTTGCTCCTGGTCATATACACGAGTTATCCGTGGCACATATAGAAGGTGGTTCTAATGTTTATGCATTATTGAGAAATAACGTTGTTAGATAAAAATATGAAAACAGAAGAATTTATAAAAAAAATATTGGAATCAGAAGACTTCAGAATATTTGAAGATGATGGTGGCGCAGGAAATGTTACTGCTAACGTAGACGGCTATCAGACACCAAATGCTTTTGCTAAAAGTGAAGACGATTTTGAATCTCATATAAAAGATAGAGCTGAAATGTTTGGGTATAAAATGGTTGGTAAAACTAAAAATAAGCATTTTAAACCAATATACAAAACAGAAGCAAAGTCTACCTACAAACAAGCTATGGAAGAATTGAATGAAGTTAGGTATACAGACTATAAGTCAGATGAAACACGTACTTCAAATAGAAAAATAAACGATTCTATACAAAATATAAATAAAACGATATATGAAGTCGAATTAGCTTTAGAACATGCTTTGAGATTAAAAACAGAAATGGGAGTTGACCAAAGAACACTTTGGAGTTCATCGATTTCAAGACTTAGAAAAATATCGGAAAGAATTAATAGAATTACCAAAAAAATACACGAATTAGGTGCTTAAAATGAAAAAATTATTAGTAGATACCATTTTATTTCAAGTAAACCCAAGCCAAATACAGGAGTCTGTATCAAATGGAGGACGTGTTATAGTAAAGGGTGTTTTACAGAGAGCGGAAGCAAAAAATCAAAATGGTAGAATATACCCGAAAAAAATATTAATGCGGGAAGTTCAAAAATATGCTGATACCAATATTCGTGAAAATAGAGCATTAGGCGAATTAGATCATCCTGATTCATCTGTAATAAATCTTAAAAATGTTTCACATAATGTATTAGAAGTTGCTTGGAAAGGTGATGATGTTATTGGTGTAGTTGAAATACTACCAACACCATCAGGAAACATATTAAAACAACTTCTTGGTGCTGGAATAAAATTAGGCATTTCTTCAAGAGGCTTAGGATCGGTAGAAGAAATAAACGAAAACACTGTCCAAGTACAAGATGATTTTGAATTGATAGGGTGGGACTTTGTTTCAAATCCATCAACCCACGGTGCGTTTATGTATCCTGTAAGAGAAGGATTAATAAAAGAGGGTGTGGATATTAAAACTATATCTAAAATAGATCCAAAGATTAATAGAATACATAATAATATAACAAACATTATTTGTGAAATAGGAAATGTTTGTGAATGTTTATTTGGAGAAAAATGATGCCAGCTTTTTCACAACAACAACAAAAACTAATGGGATTAGCACTTGCTTATAAGAGAGGAGATGTTCCCGATTCAAAAGTAAGTAATACAATAAAAAAATTAGCAAGTAATATGTCCCAATCTGAATTAGAAAAATATGCTTCAACTAAACATAAGGGTCTTCCAAAAAAAGTAGAAAGTAAATTATCTGTTGAAGAACTACGGGATATGATAACTTCAGCTGTTGACGAGGTTATGCAAGAAAAAATAACAACGTCTAACTTAAATTCTGAGCAAAAAAATCTATACATAGAAGCTATATCTAATTATAATACATATAGATCAATAATACATAGGTCAAAGGAGTTACCAAGTGCTATAAGTGAAATAAAAAACTTAGTAGAATTTGCAAGTAAAAATGTAGTATCTGAGTCTGGAGATTGGTTTGAAGGTATATCACTTAAAAGAAAGACTAAAAAGCTAAAAGAATCTATGTTAGAATTAGAAAAAACTGGACAAAAAATAACTAAATTACAAAAAACTTTGGAGTCTATCTATGAACATATAGGAAGACAACTCAGTAATTTTTACGAAATAAAATAAAACAAGGAATGGGTTATGTCAGACAGAGTATATGTAAACTCAAAACCAGCTCATGTTAAAGTTAAAGCTGGTACAATGAATATAGATACTATGATAAAAGTATTTAAGCGAAAAGTAAAAGAAGCTGGAATTTTAGAAGAATATAAAAGTCGTATGGAATATGTGAAACCATCTAAAAAAAAGGTTGAACGAAAAAATGCAGCCGTACGGAGACAAAGAAAAATGGATATGGAAAATTATTAATTTTTTAAATTTAGCCATATTTATATCAATAATATCCCATACAATTAAAGAATATGAGAATATCTTAGATGTGGGATCTATAATTTTTTTATGATGATTGGGGTTGATAATAACACCATAATAGTTGGAGATTTCAAATGAATGACTTATTGAAAGAAGCGATAGCAGATGCTAAAGCTGTTCGTGAAGTTGCTCTTGCAAACGCGAAATTAGCTTTAGAAGAAGCTTTCACACCACGTCTTCAATCCATGCTTTCTCAAAAACTTTCTGAAGAAGCTGAAATGGATGATGAATCCAAAGAAGTAGAAGAAGAAGGATTTTTTAATGAGTTCGCAATGGGTGAAGGCGAAGACGATGCTGAAGGTGATGAGCACGAAAAATCAATGGAAGACGGCGAAGAACAAAATGACATGGATGAATATTTTGCTGAAGCTGATGGTTCTGAAGAAAAAGATTTAGAAGAGAGAATCACAGAATTAGAAAAAACCATGGCAAAGTTTGAAGGCAAAGATTCCGAAGATGAAGAAGAACACGTTGAAGAAGCAGAACACACCGAAGATGAAAAAGAAGAAGAAGATCTTGATGAAGATTTAATGGAAATCATTCGTCAACTCGAAGAAGACCTTGCTTCATCTGAAATCGGTAAAGGTGATAATAAAAAACCATCTGCAAAGGCTTCTGATGATTCTACTCAAGACCCAGCAGGAAGTCAAAAGGTAGTTCAATTGGTTGAAGAAGAAGACGAAGAAAAAGTTGATGAAGCTAAAGACGATGATGAAGATGTCAACGAAATACTTCGTGCTATTCGTGAAGAAGATGGTGATGAAGAAAAAATGGATGAATCAAGTGAATTGGACATCAATGAAATTCTTCGTGCTTTACGTGAAGAAGAAGACGATGAAGAAGAAAAGGTAGATGAAGCTAAAGACGATGATAAGGACTTGGAAGAAGCAAATGCTAAACTACGTGAGGCATATGCAGTCATAACATTCCTACGTTCTAAAATCAATGAGGTTAATCTATTGAATTCTAAGCTTTTATTCACTAATAAAATCTTCAAGAAGCATGCTTTATCTGAAAACCAAAAAATTACGGTCATTGAGAATTTTGACCGTGCTTCTAGCTTGCGTGAAGTCAAATTGGTGTTTGCAACCCTTTCCGAGGCACTTAAATCCGCTAAGACGAATATTAAACCTTTGAAAGAATCTTTTGCAAGTAAACCAATTGCAAGCACAAGACCAAAAACTATCATCAACGAAGGTGATGATATGGCAAGTCGTTTACGTAAATTAGCTGGTTTAAAATAACAATTTAGGATAATAAAATGAGTATACAATCACTTTTAGGCTCTACAAGCAATGCTCATAGACGCCTTCTCGACGAAAATAAAACTATTGTAAAGAAGTGGGAAAAATCAGGACTTCTTGACAATATTTCAGCTGAATATGAAAAGAATGGTATTGCTGTTCTTCTCGAAAATCAGGCAAAACAACTTATTGATGAAACAAACCGCACAGGTACTCAAGCTGGTTCTGAAGAATGGGCTGGAGTTGCTCTTCCGTTAGTACGTCGTATCTTTTCAGAAATTGCTGCTAAAGACTTCGTTTCCGTACAGCCTATGAGCTTACCTTCAGGTCTTGTATTCTTCTTAGACTTTAAGTATGGTACAGCACAACCTGGTTTCACAACAGGTGCTGGTAAAGATTCACAAGCTGATTCAGTATTTGGTGTGACTGGCAAAGATGCTAAGAATGCTGATCCGTCTGGCGGTCTTTACGGTGCAGGCAGATTTGGTTATTCAATTAACGAAGCAACCACATCTCTCCTCAACGCAACTCCTGCTACTATAAATGTTGACAATTGTGCAACTGGTTCAGTATCACACAATACACCATCAACATATCAATTTGATACAGAATTCCAAAATGCTTACTCAGCTTCATTAGCAGCTGGTAATATCGAAACCGTTACTGTATCAGCATTGTCTATGACAACACATGATGCAGAAGCTATTCGTGCATTTAAGATTAGTGGTTCTGGTATTGTTGAATACTTCCCACAATATACAACTTCAAATACAGCAAATTCTCAAGTTACTTTCGTTGTTCGTAAAGTTAATGCAGGACTTGTAACAGATGCTATGGTTTGGTATGAAAAACAACCTACTGCAACAACTCGTGGTGACTTTGAAGAAGGTGCAACACAAACAGGTGCAACACTTGACATTCCAGAATTGAATTTGGAACTCCGTTCCGAACCAATAGTGGCGAAAACACGTAAGTTGAAAGCAGTTTGGACACCTGAATTTGCACAAGACTTAAATGCTTACCATTCAATCGATGCTGAAGCAGAATTAACATCAATGTTGTCAGAATATATTTCTCAAGAAATTGATCTTGAAATTCTTGACATGTTGATTAAGAATGCTCAGACAACAGAAAGATGGTCTGCACGTGTTGGTCGTACATATGATGCTGCTACAGGTCTCTTTACAGACTATTCAAATGCTCAGGCACAGGCATCTGCTTTCAATCAACAAACATGGTTCCAAACACTTGGCACTAAAATTCAAAAAGTATCTAACATTATTCATCAAAAAACACTTCGTGGTGGTGCAAACTTCTTGGTATGTTCCCCACAAGTTGCTACCTTGCTTGAATCAATGCCTGGATACGCAGTTGATGGTGAAGGTATGAAGTTTGCAATGGGTGTACAAAAAGTTGGTCAATTGAATGGCCGCATAACAGTCTATAAGAATCCTTACATGCTTGAGAACCAAGTACTTGTAGGTTTCCGTGGAACACAATTCCTCGAAACAGGTGCTGTTTATGCTCCATACATTCCACTTGTAATGACACCTTTGGTATACGATCCAACAAACTTCACACCAAGAAAAGGCGTGATGACTCGTTATGCCAAGAAGATTGTTCGTCCTGAGTTCTATGGTCTTATCCAAATAGATTCTCTCGGTGACATCTAATAGTCTGATACGATTAGATTAATAGTGGTTGTTCGGTTTTTCCGAACAACCACTTTTTTTATTAAACACAGATAATAACAACCATTTTTTCTATAAAAAAACTATTTATTACATATGATAGACAATATAGATTATATCGACCTCATTAAATTAGCGGTATCTAGTTTAGCCACACTTTTGGGTGTGGTACTATCTTGGTATCTGAAATACCAATATGGCGAATATAAGCAGAAAAAATTAGACAAAGAACTATCGCATTCCAAATTAATACAAACAATATTGGATCAATTGTTAGAAGAATATGAATGCCAACGTGCTTTTATATTACAAAGACATAATGGCGGTAAATATAAAACTGGAAAATCAATGACAAAACTATCCACATCTTTCGAGTCACTCGAAGAAGGAGTAAGTTCTGAGTTTAGGCAATCACAAAACCTTCCAATGTCCTTATATTCAAATTTTGTTGATGATGTATCAAAACATAAAGCTATCTACAAATCAATAGACAGTATAGATGACTTGATAACAAAGGCTTTTTTTTCACAAAGAGGAACTAAATCAGCTGTGGTTTATCCTATAAAAAAAAGTTCTGAGTTAATAGCATTGATAGGATTTGAATGGACACATACATCGGAAGAGTCAATAGATAAAATAGATAAGATTCAAGACGATGTAAAAACGATGGGAGAAACCCTTTCTAAATTATTATAGGAGTCATTATGGACTTTAATCACGACGAAGATAACAGTCAAAAAGCATATAACAATGAAGAGGAAGTTTTCGGTATAAACAATTCAGGAATAAAAAAAGGTAGAAAAACCATAAAAAATAAAATACAGTTTCAATTACCACTAAACGAAGAACAAAAAAATATAAAGACTAAAGCTTTACAAGATACAATATCTGTTTTTTTAGGAAAGGCTGGTTCGGGAAAAACATTATTGGCAACACAAATAGCATTAGAATATTTATTTTACAGAGAGGTCGATAAGATAATAATAACAAGACCAACTGTATCAAATGAAGACTTGGGATTTCTTCCAGGAAATATAAAAGAAAAAATGGATCCTTGGTTGGCACCTATTCATGCAAATATGTTTATGCTTTACAGCAAAGAAAAAATTGAAAAGTTAATATCAGAAGATAAGATAGAAATAGCACCAATAAGTTTTTTACGTGGTAGAACATTTGTTAATGCTTGTGTAATAGTGGATGAATCACAAAATGTAACAAAGGCTCAAATGGAAATGATTCTTTCACGATTAGGTATAAACTCAAAAATGATGTTAACTGGTGATTCTGCACAGATAGATTTGAAAAATAAAAAGGATTCTGGATTACCACACCTATATGACATGAAAGATAAAATAAATGGATTGGGTGTATACGAGCTAAAAACAAACCATCGTCATCCGATAGTTGATGACATATTATCGTATTTTGATGAAATAAAATAATGAGAGAAATGAAATGTCTTCTGGAAAATATGCTTATTTTATAGAACAAGGAACTACTTCTGAATTATTTATAAGATATAAGGATCAAAATGGTAATCCAATATCATTGGAAGGATATTCTGCACAATTACAAATAAGACCAAACTATGCAGACTTTACTTCAGATAAGTACTTAACGTTAAGTTCATCAATGGATCCAGATGGTAGTGGAATACTAATAGTTCCTGAATCTGGATCATTAGCAATCTGTATATCCGCTGAAAAGACTGACACCTTTCAGTTCGACGAAGGATACTATGATTTGGAAATATACAGTGGAAGCTATACTAAAAGATTGTTGGAAGGTAAAGTTAAAATCAGTAAATCAGTAACGAGATAATATGGCAGAGATATGTTTAGATATAGATGGTTTGAGTGAAGTAGTCGTCACTCAAGAATTACCAAATATTGTAGAAATATTTGGATCTACCACTGTTATAGAAGTTAATGGTTGTGGTCCATGTGATGGTGGTGACGGCATCTCAGGAACATCAGGAACGTCTGGAATATCGGGAACAAGTGGATTATCACTCGGAACATCAGGTACTTCAGGTGTGTCTGGAACAAGTGGGCAAACATATGGAACATCAGGTACTTCAGGTATGTCTGGAACAAGTGGGCAAACATATGGAACATCTGGAACCAGTGGACTTTCATATGCTAGTTCTGGAACATCTGGAATATCGGGACAAAACGGAACATCAGGCACATCGGGACAAAACGGAACATCAGGCACATCGGGACAAAACGGAACATCTGGAATATCTGGGCAAAATGGCGCGCATGCAACATTTCAGTACTATTTTAGTGGAGATACAAACGCATCAGTAAACCCATTTCCAGGATTTCTAAAGCAAGACTATAACTCTCCTACACAAAAATTGGCAATAAGCAACTTAGATGTAAACGGTGTAGACCTGAGAAAATATTTTGGTAGTACAGATAATCCACTTTTATCGAGTTTGCATTCAATATACCAAAGAGATTCGATTATAACAATATACAGTAGCGAAAATCCATCGAGAATTGCCATAATGCAAATTGCTGGAGTAGATTATTCAAATAGTCAATGGGTTATTTTTCAGGTAAATCCGATTACCGGTAATCTTGGATTTAATGCAAATGAAAAACTAAATGTTACTGTATCGAGAAGTGGTAATAGGGGACTAAATGGTGGATTGCTATATAGATATAATCCAAATGCTGACAACGGAACACCGCTTAGTTATGATATAACATGTGGAAATGGAATAACAGAGTGTAATCCAGGAGGAGGGGTGGTAAGAATAAATAACACCATTCCTTCAACAAGAAATTTAAAAATTCAAGTTAGCTTTAACGCGGGTAATATAAACCCATATACTCCAGCAAGGCTCGGATTTGCAGATAATTCAACCAGCTTAGTTGATTTCTATAGAGAAATTAATGTAGGATCTATTTTAATAATAACATCTAGCCACTATGGGAATGATATTGGAACATTTCAATATTCAACTACGTATCCAAGACAGAGTGGAAGTGGTATAGGTTGGCAAGCGTTGATAACCGCACAACAGTATGTGTTTAAAATATTAAAAATCGAAGAGTTTAACGGTTGGTTCACATTCACAGTAGAAGCATTGAAATATAGTGGACTGATTGATATACCAGCAGCTGCATTGATAAGTTTAAATTTTATATTAGCACCAAAAAACAATGGTGGTAATATATCAATAGATTCTAATTTTACAAAGCAGTTATCATTTGGTGGTGTCTTGACACCTCCACAATTAATAACAAATACCAATAATTATAACCCAACTAATTTAGAATCTTCTAATTTTTTGAGATTAAGTTCAAGTTCTGATATAAATTTAACTGGATTACAAGCACCATCCCCAAATACGAATCAAACTATTTTCTTGACAAATATTGGTAATAATAATATAACACTAAAAAATAGAAGTCTATTCTCTTTAGCTAACAACAGGTTCTATATTAAAGATGATATAGTATTAGAACCTGATTCTGGAGTAACGTTAATTTATGACACTATTAGTTTAGCTTGGAGATGTTTTGGTGTTCAAAATTAAATAATTTTGTTATATTTATATGTAGCTAAATTGAATCACTTTGGAGTTAAAAAATGACTATAATACCTATATGGCCTGGGAGTTCATCATTTCGTCCTGGAGATACGCCATTTGGTTTTTATGATAATGACCCACAGTTTTTAGCAGACATTGACAGTATAGCAGATTGGTGTGCAAGAAGATTGGGGTATCCTATAGTAGATATAGAATTACAAGCGAGTAATTTCTATGCCTGTGCCGAAGAAGCTATCGCAGAATATTCCAATCAAGTAAATCAATTTAACATTCAACAAAACCTTTTAAGTTTAATAGGTCAACCTACAAATGTTAATCTAACACAACGAGTAGTTACACCAGTATTAGGTCCTATTATAGATATAGCAGCGGAATATGGTGCAGATTCATTCACAAGTGCTGGATTTCCTTACTACACAGCGTCAATAGATATTTTACCAGGTAAACAGGTATACAGTCTTAATAAATTAGTTAGAGATGTGTTAGCACCAACAAGTTCAATAGAGATAAAACGAGTTCATCACTATGCTCCTCCCGCATCGATGCGTTTTTATGATCCATATTTGGGAAATCAGGCAATGTTGGATACGTTTGGATTTGGTGCATACTCAACTGGAGTTTCATTCATGTTGATGCCAATGTATGCTGATTTATTGCGTGTTCAAGCTATAGAGTTTAATGACCAAATGCGTAAATCTGCTTATTCATTTGAAATATTCAATAACGATATGAGAATATTTCCTGTTCCTACACGTGGATTTAAACTTTGGATGGAATATGTAATACGTGAAGAAAGGAATAATCCTCTAAAAAATGGGTATGGAACTGGATCCGTATCTGATATGTCAAATGCTCCATATAATCTAATACCATATAGGAATATAAATTCGGTTGGAAAACAGTGGATCTATAAATATGCTTTAGTATTAGCAACACAGACATTGGGCTATATTCGTGGTAAATATACAACGATACCAATACCTAATGCAGAAACAACTTTGGGAGACTTATTAGCTTCTGCTGAAGCTGAAAGAGCAAGACTAATAGAAGAATTGAGAGGTATGTTAGATAGTATGACTCGACCAAAACTATTAGAGTCGAAGGCTGCTGAGGCTGAAAATATAAACAAAACACTAAACACTATCCCAGCATTTATTTATATCGGATAATTAGGAGACTTAAATGCCATTATTCCATGGATCAAGAGATGCTGGTTTCGTTCATCATATAAATTTAGAATTGGTAGTTGACATAATAGATACTGAAGTAGCTTTATACAAACTATCATTAGAAGACACAAAAACAAACGTTTATAACGAGTCTGATAAAAAGGTCTATTATAGTCCTATAAAAGTAGCTGCATTAATAGACAGACAACCACAGGCATATGAGGGAAATGAATTTGGTCAAGATTACACACAACAATGTAGATTTGGTTTTGTACGTGAATATCTTAAAAAATTTGAAATATATGTTGAAGTTGGTGATGTAATAGAATTTAATGGCGAATGGTGGGAAATTGACGCAATAGAAGAAGCTGAATATTTTGGTGGTAAAAATCCAGACTATGCTTTTTCTGGAGATAAATGGGGTTACAATGTTTCAATTATAGCTGTATCTCACTTAACACGTAGATCAAGAATACATGTTGAGGAGTTCAGGGCAGGATTAACTAATACTGATAATGATATTCCGAGCAACATATAATGAAAAATTCATCTAAATATAGATTACCTCCTATAAAAAGAACACGGGATAGTTTTATAGATGATTTTAATTCACAACAAAATCCTAGAATAGATTTAGGTAAAGCTAGACACACACAAGTAAGAAGGGATAAAGATAGGGTTAGAACGTTAGGCATAACAATCTACGATATAGATTTTGCTGTAAAATCATTCATAGATCAAAAAATGCAATTACGAGTTGAAGATAATGGTGAGATAATATCAATACCGATAATATATGCTAATGCAGAAAAATGGGCATCTATACAAAAAGATGGTCACTTAAAAGACAAGAAGGGTAAAACTATGTTACCATTGATGGTTTATAAAAAATCAAACATCGCAATGGTAGATGAAATGCGAAGAAATAAAGTAGCAACGGTAGATCAAATTCACTATGTAATGAAGCAGGCATACAATCGAAATCAACCTTATGATAAATTTAGTATACTAAATGAACCAAGACAAAAATCCTATGAATACTTCTTAACTCCAGCACCAGATTATATTGATGTTACATATGATTTTGTGGTTTGGTGTGAATACCAAATGCAGTTAAATTACGTTATAGAAAACTTTGTATACTACACAGGACAATCGTTTGGGGATAGAAATTTTTTAAAGTTCCCAACACATTTGGAAAATTTGGTATTAGATGATAGTAATACATCAGGTCAAGATAGAATGGTAAAGTGTAGCTTTCAAATGAAAGTTCACGGATACTTGCTACCAAAAGATGTTGGTGGAATGACTACAACAAAAAGATACGTCACTCCAAACAAAGTTAGATTTGTACCAGAAACATTCACGGATATTAACACAATACTATATCGTGAAAATAGAAATGATGGATTTAGACCACTAAATTATAACTCAGAAGATGAGGTTAGAAATTTAGGACTTAACTTAGATGACTAATATTTTTTTTTCTAAAAACTATATTCTACAAAAATTAAATGATATTTATATTTGTATTTTAATTATATTTTTAATGAGGTTTTTATGGCAGACAATGTTGAAAAAGAAGTTTCCACCGATGATATTGAAAAGGTGAAGCAGTTACGTACCAAATATGCACAGACAACTGCACAAATTGGTCAAGTTGAAATCGAACTATATGTTTTGAATAAACAACTAAAAGAATTAACAGAAATACGTGAAGGTTTGTTCAAGTCATATACAGATTTACAAACAGAAGAACAAGATTTAGTCAAAGAACTAAATGACAAATACGGTGATGGTGTATTAGACTTAGAATCAAATAAGTTTGTTCCATCACAGACATAAGATAAGTTACTTAACTTATTAATCTGATTATTAAATTTTCTGGAGAAAATAGTGGCTACTGCTGAAAGAATTATAAGTCCTGGAGTTTTTGCCAATGAACGAGACCAATCATTTTTACCAGTTGGTATCGGAGCAATTGGCGCAGCTCTAATAGGACCAACTTTATTGGGACCTGCGTTTGTCCCTTCTTTTGTTAATGGCTATTCTGACTTTGAAACATATTATGGTGGTACATATGAGCAATCATATTTGCCATATGCGGTTAGAAGTTATTTAGCAAACGCTGGATCTGCAACAATTGTTAGAGTATTAGGAACGGGTGGATATTCGTTAAAACACCCCGTTGGTATTGTTGCTAAAATTCAAAACGTTGACGTAGAAGGCGAACCTATTAGCGGATCCTTTCAAAGAAGGCTCATTTCATTTTTACACCCAACATTTGTAATTACAAGTAATGACAGTGTTCCTCTCTTTAATAAAACTGTGTTGGTACAAAATAATGATGATTTTGTCATCACATTATCAGGTTCATTTGCAACAGATACATCTACATTTACAAATGCATTGAATGAAAATGGCGTAGCAGTTAGTGCTTCTATAGATCCAGATAGTACTTCATATATCGGTGACATATATGGTCATAATCCATATGGAACACGTGCTGTATACAACTATGTGTCATTTGCTAATGATGCTCGTGCAATTATAGATGACTTGGGATATGTTCCAGATATAGAAATAGAAACTGGAACAAATGCATCCGAGTGGGACTTTACAGATGATTACCAAGTAGCATCAACTCCTTGGATAACTTCACAAAAAGTTGGTGGTATGGTAACTGATATGTTTAAATTCCACACATTATCTCATGGTATACATGCTAACTATCAGTTAAAGATTGGTATTGCAAATATAAGAGCAGCTGGAACAATCGCTGGTTCTGAATATGGTGAATTTGATGTAGTAATACGGTATGTTGATCAATCTAAATTACCACAAACACCATTTAGATATGATGACGATGATTTGCGTCCAAACATTGTAGAACAGTTTAGATGTAATTTAGATCCAAATTCACCAAGATTTATTTCACGTGTTATAGGTGACAGATTTGTAACTGTAGATGATAGTGGTAAAGTAATTATTAACGGTGACTATGCAAGTAAATCAAAATTCGTAAGAGTTGAAGTAACCGAAGCTGTTACAAATGCTGCTATACCAACAACATACTTACCATTTGGATTTAGAGCTTTACATTCACCTATTCCAGAAGGCTTTACTCAACCAGCAGCTGCAACATATGTACAAGACCAAGCTGTAAATGGTCTATTTAATAGACGAGTCTATTATGGGTTTGATTATAATTTTGGTGAAAGTGACAATTTCAATTACTTGAAACCATTGCCAACAATTTCACGTAGAGTATTGGGTAATAATGTAGATTTTTATTTAGGTGACTATGATCAAAATATATCTGCAAATTATCCAACACCAACAAATCCTTATGTTGGTGCAATTGATTTAACATCCAACACATCTCCAGACACACGTAAATTTATGGTGCCATTTCAAGGTGGGTTCGATGGTCATAAACCACATCTTCAAAAGAAAGTCGGTGTACACATGATAGCTCAGAATACTCAAGGATTTGATATTTCATCAACTGCTGCTTCTGGATACACTGCTTATAAAAAGGCGTTGGATACAATATCAAATGCTGATGAATTTGATATAAACATGTTAGTAACTCCGGGAGTAGTTCATTCTCTACACTCACCAATAACAAATTATGCTAAAGAAGTTTGTGAAGAACGTGGTGATGCTTTTTATGTAATGGATTCCGTTGCTATTTACGATAATATTGCAACAGCAGTCTCTACAGTAGAAGCGTTAGATACTAACTATGCAGCTACTTATTATCCTTGGGTTAAAGTATTGGATGTTGATAGAAACAAACCAGTATGGGTTCCACCTTCAGTCGTACTTCCAGGTGTGATTGCGTTTAATGACCGAGTTGCAGCTGAATGGTTTGCACCAGCGGGTCTTAATCGTGGTGGATTAACAGAGGTAATAGAGGCTAGAACACGTTTAACACAAACAGAACGTGATGTACTATATGAAGGCAGAATAAATCCAATAGCAACTTTCCCTGCAACTGGGGTTGCTGTATGGGGACAAAAAACACTTCAAGGTCGTCCATCTGCATTGGATAGAATAAATGTTCGTCGTCTATTGATAGCCGCCAAGAAGTTTATTGCAACATCTACAAGATTCCTTGTATTTGAACAAAATACTTCGCAAACACGTTCAAGATTCTTAAATATAGTAAATCCATATTTGGAATCTATACAACAACGTCAAGGTTTGTTCTCATTCCGTGTCATAATGGATGATACAAACAACACACCTGACATTATAGACCGTAACATACTTTACGGACAATTGTTCTTACAACCAACAAGAACAGCTGAATTTATAATATTAGACTTCAATATTCAGTCTACAGGTGCAGCGTTTACTGCTTAATATTTGATAGTTATGGGGCAGACTTTATTCTGCCCCATATTTTTAAAAATACTATATTTATACAAAAGCATATTTTATTATTGGAGACATAAATGGCTGAATTACTTAACTCGAATGAGATATTTTTTACCCCCTTCGAGCCAAAACTTCAAAATCGCTTTATTATGTATATTGAAGGTGTTCCTTCTTGGTTAGTTAAAGGTGCTGGTCGTCCTAATATCAACTTTAACCCAATTAAATTAGATCACATCAACGTATATCGTAAAGTAAAAGGAAAGGGAGAGTGGCAGGATGTTACCATTAAGCTTTATGATCCAGTAGTTCCATCAGGTGCTCAAACCGTAATGGAATGGGTTCGTCTATCACACGAATCTGTTACGGGTAGAGATGGTTATTCCGACTTTTATAAGAAAGATATAACATTCCACCTACTTGGTCCTGTTGGTGATAAAGTGGAAGAATGGACATTAAAGGGTGCTTTCATTATTGCTACTACGTTTGGTGAGATGGATTGGGCAAACGATGCGTTTGTTGAGATTTCTCTCACTTTAGCCTACGATTATGCAATTCTACAATACTAATTTAATCGTATTTTTTTCGATTTATTAGTATTAAAACCACTTTTTAGTAAAATTCCCTATATTTATTAATAGAAATATTTTTAAGTATAGGGTTTTTTATTATTATGCATTCAGAAAAAAGAACAATAATGGTTACAGGCGGTTATGGTTTCATAGGAAGTAATTTCATCCACATGATACTAAAATCAAAAACCGATAATATAAAAATAATAAATTTAGACGCAAATACCTACGCTGCAGATCCCGAAAATGTAAAGGAATTCGTTGATAATGACGATTTTAAGTCGTATATCGGTAAAATAGAAGACACAGACTATGTTAGTTATCTATGCAAAACACATAAGATTGAGGGCATAATAAATTTTGCAGCAGAATCACATGTAGATAGGTCTATTCAGGACTTTAAACCGTTTTTAGATACTAATGTTATTGGAACTTTATCACTTTTAACTGTTGCAAAGGAATTAAGACTAAAAAAATTCTTACAAGTGTCAACCGATGAAGTTTATGGCAGTTTGGAATTAGATTCTGATGAAAAATTCACCGAAAATTCTCAAATATCACCAAATTCACCGTATTCCGCTGCAAAGGCTGCTGCTGATGGGTTTGTTAGGTCATTTTATCACACATATGGTGTCCCAACGGTAATAACACGATGTTCAAACAACTATGGACCAAGACAACATACGGAAAAATTGATACCAATGATGATAAACAACATATTGAATGGTGAAAAATTGCCAATATATGGTGATGGGCTCAATGTGCGTGATTGGATTCATGTTAATGACCATTGTAGAGCAGTTTGGCTTGCATACGAAAAGGGTAAAAATGGTGAAGTTTATAACATAGGCTCTGATAATGAGTGGTCTAACGGTGAGTTGGTAAGAAAAATAATCTCTCTTATGGATGTAAAAAATTCTACAATACAATATGTAAAAGATAGATTAGGACATGATAGAAGATATGCAATAGATTCATCAAAAGCAAAAGAAGAATTAGGATGGGAGCCAAAGATTTCATTTGGTGAAGGTCTAAAATCAACAATCGAGTGGTATAGCAACAATAAGAAATAGTATTTTTTACCAAAACCCATATTTATTAGTATTGTAAAACGTTTTATTTTTAATCTCACAGGAATTAGTTATGACGAAAATACCAAATGGTTATAATTTACCAAATGAAGTACAGGAAGAAATTTCAGATGCCGAACTCAAAAGTCGTTTATTATCCGAATATAAACAGTCTGAAGTAAAAAAAACAAACTTTCCAACAGAAGTTGTTCCATTGCCATCACGTGGTCTTCTTTATCCAGAAGGACATCCATTAGCTGATGGTTTTATTGAAATGAAGTATATGACAGCAAGAGAAGAAGATATTTTAACATCACAAAACCTTATTAAACAGGGCGTGGTGTTGGATAAATTATTTGAGTCCTTGATTGTTACCCCCGTTAATTACGATGATATTTATAGCGGTGATAAAAACGCAATTATGGTTGCTGCTAGATTATTAGGTTACGGTAACGATTACACAGTTGAAATAGAAGATCCATTTTCTCCAGGAAATAAACAAAAAGTAACAATAGATTTATCTCAAATCGAGCACAAGGAGGTCGATTACAGCTTATTTGAGAAACGTAAGAATGAATTCGATTTTGAACTTCCAAATTCAAAACGAAAAGTAACATTCAGATTGATGACACATGGATTGGAAAATCAAGTTCAACAAGAATTAAAATCGATGAACCGAAAAATAAACAGAAGTGGAATCGATAAGGAGTTAACAACAAGGCTCAAATATATTATAACATCTATTGACGGTGAATCTGGAAGGGCTGTAATAAATGATTTTGTTGATAATGAATTATTCGCTGTTGATTCAAGAGCATTACGTTCTCATATCAAAGAAATATCTCCAGACTTAGACATGAGATTTACATTTGTGTCTGAAGAAACTGGTGAAATGAAGGAGTTGGACATCCCGATGGATGTCTCCTTTTTTTGGCCTAACACCTGAGTATAAATTAATAATGCATAGAGAGATATTCGATCTATGTTATTATACTAAGAGTGGGTTTAATTGGGGTGATGTTTATTCTATGCCAATTCATTTGAGACATTTTTACATTAAGCAAACTGTTGATGCTATTGAACGTGAAAATAAACAATATGAAGATGGTAACAATGGTAATTCATCAATGGTACATCAACCTAATGTAGAAAACCCATACTCACTATACTCTAAAAAATAAAGTTTTTATGATAATTTCATAGTCTACATATTTATACGTATGTAGACTATTTTATTTATAGTATCTTTATTCGGTATAATAATGGCTAAACAAAAAGGCAATCTCAACAATCCAACCAATCCTACCAATCCAAAAACTCCTCAAAAAAAACAAAAGGGTACTGGAGAAGAACAGGTGTCTAGTTCAATAGCTAAATTGGAAAAAGAGAGAAAACAATTATTAGTTCAAATAGCTCAAATAAAAAAAACAATAACTGGGCACGATAAGGCTAATAAAGCTGAAATGGATAAAATAGTAGAGTTAGAAAAGACACGAAAAAAAGTTGCCAAAGAGTATTATGAAATTTCTCAAAAATTATCAAAATTAAAACGTGAAGATTTTGAACGTTTAAAAAAGACGGAGAAGATAGAAAAGGATAGGGCTGATAAACTAAAAGATGATGAAAGTAGTTTCAAAACTATAAGGGACTATAACAAGGAATTAGCGGGCATTCAAGAAAATTCCGTAGCACTTATGCGTTCTATGAGTGCGGAAACACAAAATCAATCTAAGCTAATTGGATTGACGGTATCAAATACTAAGGCACTTGCTGATGAAATGAAGGATGCTAATATAAGATCCACTCAATCAACCAAAGTCAATGAAGCTTTCTCAAAAACAATGGAAGGTACGGTAAACATTGCTAAAGAATTGGATTCTATGGAATCAAAAATTGCTGAGGGGATTGATAATTTAGGGCAAAGACAATATGAGATGATTGATCTTTATCAACTTGAGAGAGACATAAAACAGCAAATAGCATTGGTGGATTTAAATGCTGATAAGATGGGGGAAAAAAGAGCGGGTATGCAAAAAAATGTATTAAAGTCGTATGAAAATCAATTACAACGTGTTAAATCTATAAATAAGTCCGTAGCTCAACAATCCCAAGAAATGTATAAAACAAAACAGGCAACCGTAGATACACAAAAGGCTATGGCAGGAGTAGCTGCCGCTGTTCCAGCAGGAGGACTGCATAAAAAAATGGAAATGGATAAAGCTGAAAAGAGCACAAGAAACATATCAGACAGATTGGTTTCTTTAAAAAATAAAATAAAGGGTGCATTTGAAGTAACGTTTAATTTTTTATCTGGAGTATTTTCATTTGCAACTACAATAATAAAATTCTTCTTCGGTGCAGCGTTACAATTAGATGAAGTAGTTGCAAAAATTGGTGTTGGACTTAATGTAACACGTGGTGAAGCTATTAAAGTAACTCAACAATTTGCTGATATGGCAATGAAAGTTAATTTGGTTGGTGTCAATTGGGAGCAGTTTTTAGAGACAACAAAGCAACTTTCAGATGACTTTGGTATAGATCCAATGAGAATAATAGATTCAAAAGAAGCTATGAAGAATGTTGAAGTTATGACAATTTTACGAGAGAAGTTTCAACTGACAACGGAAGACTCACAAAAATTCTTTGAACTGAGTGTAATTCATGGAAAAACCATGGATCAAATGGTAATGAGTGTTGATAAGATGAGTAAGGGTATAATGAACTCTCGTTCTGCACTAAAAGCTTTAGCTGCTGTTCCAAAATCTATTCAAGTAAACATGAAAGATTCTTTGAAAGATTTGATTCATTTTGCTAATAAAGCAAAACAGTTGGGAATGGATATGGATCAATTTAAATCCACAGGTGATTTTTTAATGGACATAGAAGCTTCACTTGAAGCTGAAATGATTTCGACATCACTAAGTGGAGTTCGTGTTGCAAGCATGGACGCAATTAGATTGGCATTTTTTGAGGGTGAATCAGCAAAGGCATTAGACCTATTAGATCAATCTATGGGTTCTTTAGCAGATTTTGAAAAATTAAAAAGACGTGGGGGAGTAATAGCTCAGGACGCTTTTGCAAAACAATTCGGAATGGATAGAGAAAAATTGGTAGACATGTTGACAAGAAAAGACGCTATGAAAAAATTAGGTCTTTCAATGCAAGAGGCGGCAATATTAGAAGCTAAAAACGCAAAAGAATTACGGGAATATGCTAAACAGGCAGCTTTAATGGGCAAACAAGGTCAAGCGGATTATGCGAATAAATTAGCTTTGGAAAAAGAAAATGCGACCTTAATGCAACGTTATGACGACCAAATGACAAAAATTAAATTACAGGTTATGCAAACTGCATTACCAGTATTGGATGTTTTACACCAAATAATGACTGAAATTATTAATTCTGGAATTATAAGAGATATAATTGATGGATTGAATGGGGTTGCTAAACCAATGGCAGATATATTAGCAGCGGGTATACGTTGGGCACTTAAAGGGCTAAGATATATTATTGATTTATTTAAACAAATGACATCCGAAGGTAAGGGATTTGGTGAATTCTTAGGCGAACTTATTAAAATGGCTGCAAATGCAATTTCTGGTTTATTTGGCGGTGTAGATTTATTTCCAACGGATGGCGTAAAAAAAATGGGTGAAGAAGTTGATAAAACCAATAAAAAGTTGTCTTTTATGAGTTTGCTAACTGGAGATATAGGTGGGTTTTTTGAAGACCTCGGTGGAATATTAATGAAATTTTTTAGTGAAAATAAAACATTAGTATATGTAGTTGGTGGATTTATAGCTTTATGGAAAATATTAGGGTTATTTGGTAGAGGTAAGACTGGTTTAATAGGTAGTTTAGTTGGATTAGCTGGTGCAATATGGGTAATATCAGATGCAGCTGAAAAATTAGCTAAAGCGGGAACCGATGGACAAATTGGATTGGGTATTGTTGGTGCTATGATAGGTGGAATAATGTTTGCAATGAAGGCACTAAAAGGTTCGGTTGCTGCTGCTGGAGAAATTGCTATTGTAGTTGGAACAATATATGCTATTGCTGGTGCAATATACGCCTTTGCAAAAAGTGCCGAATTGTTTGCAGAAGCAGCTCATAAAACTGCAAAAAGCTTTGAAATAATTCAAAATTTAGATTGGGGTAAGATATACAAAGCAGCTGATGCTATGGACGAATTTTTTAAGAAAATGGGTAAAGGTGAGGGTATTCTAATGAAGTCTTTCAAAGAGACATTCTTAGGAGTATTTGGAACTCAAAGTCCACTTGAAAAGATAGTCGATTTTATAGCAAAAATAAATATGAATAGAATAATGGCATTTTCTGGAACTATGAAACACTTGGCAGTTGGACTGAAAGAGGTTTCAGAGGCTTTAGAAAAAATGGACGATAAGAAAATAAATGCCTTATGGGATTTCGGAAAAGCCTTGGATTTCTTAGTAAAATCATTTAGTAGATCAATGGACGATAGGGGTAATAGTAAATTAGTATCTTTATTTGGTATATTAAATGTAATGGAAGCTACTAAAGTAATTTCATTAAGTAATGCAATATTTTACATGGCACAATCACTCGAATCGGTTGGCATGGCTTTAAATAAATTAGATGTTTCTAAATTAAATAGTGTTTCTCTTAAAATGCAAGGGAAGGAAGAAAAACGAAATACTGGACTTTTTGGTAGTGTTACAAGTCTTGTTAAGAGTGGTTTAAATAAAGTATCTTCATTTTTTGGTTTTGGTGAAGAAAGCAATAAGCCTGTTGTAAACATACCACCTCCACCAAAATTTGCAACTATTCGTACATCTAACAGTAATTTTGGTAATGCACCTCAAACTCAAAATGTAAATCTTAACACAGAAAGAATAGAGCAAAAATTAGATACTATGATAAAAGTATTGAGCTCATTGTCTACTCAAAAGGCTGAAATTAAGTTTGGTGAAAGATTTATCGAGGAAATCAGTGTCTCATTGAATGCACGGAGTGATGTCAACGCTAATGTTGATAATAGTACTGGAAGATTTTTAAAAAGGTAATAATCTTATTAAGTTATATTTATAGAAAAGATTAGGAAAACGAATGTCACTTTTAGATTTAAAATCGGACTTATCTAAATATCGTTGGAAAGGACCAACCGCTCCCGTAGATCCAAATTCAAGGACTCCAAGAGCAGTTCAATATGGTGATAATTTTGCCTCGTTCCAACCAATATCAAATACTTTTATAAATCGTGGAGATTTACCAAAAATAAATTCACCAAAAGAAGTGGATTTAATTGGTAAACTAGATACAACACGCTTGGATGATATTCAGAATACGTTAACGGATAGTGATGTTACAAAAAAATTAGATACAACTCGATTAGATGATATTCAAAAACCAAGAACTGAAAATATATTAGTAAATTCGGTATCTCAACTATCTCCACAAAGTAAAGATTATAACAAAAGTACATTTGGAAAAACTTCAGTAACAGATGTAGTATCTCAATTATCACGTATAGAAACGAATGTTTCTCAAACCAACATAACAGAATCTAATGTAGATATTATAAAGCGTGATAATCAGACTGGAAACATAAGAATACCTGACGTAAACATAGAACGTAAACCTCAAGAATTGCCAAAGGCTGGACAAGCACCATTTATAATAAAAGATCCTTCGGAAGCTATAAATAATATAAAAGTTCCACTCATACCTATAACAATACCGAGACAGACGAAGGATAGAGAAACTGAGTCACCTAATATAGATAATAATCCAGAAACCTTTAGGTTATCGGTAAACAATGATGCTAATACCATATTAAATAGCACTAAGTTAGACATAAATGGAGCACCAATAAAATACAATTCAGCATCAAGAATAGCTCGTATATTCGGATTGAGTGATTTAAATTTAGATGGATCTATCCAAACAAATCCAAGTGGAAGGCATGAGACTGATAGCAATAGTAATCTATCTAATAAGTTTGGACAACAATTAAATCAGTTTCCCGATGATAACGCCTCAGGATTTACTAATAACGCAGAACCATTAAGAACTGAATATAGAACAAGTAGTTCTACATTGGGATATGATGCAATAGTAGAAGCTAATTATTTTGATATAACCAATAAATATACTCGTGATGGATTCCATGCGTTTGCTCAACCAGGGGAAACAACAAAATATAAAACAGATGCTTCTGATTTTGATTGGGAAGGACTTCGTAGAAATGCACCATCGGTAAACTACTTAGATATAAATAATAAGAATACCACCGAAGGTTTTCATACATTTGCATTGACTCGTGAGAGAACACGTTACAAAGTAGATTCTTCGGATTTCGATTGGGATGGACTGAGTGTAAATGCACCATCTGTAAATTATTTTGATAGAAACAACAGAAATACAATACAGGGATTTCATACATTTGCATTTGAAAGGGAAGATACAAAATATAAAACAGATTCCTCACGATTCGATTGGGATGGATTAAGAATAGCGGCACCAACAGTAAACTACTTCGATTTTACTAACCAAAGTACTGTACGTGGTTTCCACAAATTTGCATTTACAAAAGAACCAACATCATATGCAACAACCCCCGTATTAGCAGGATTATCAGCATATAGTAACGCTGTAACTTTAAGAGCTAATGCATCTCAATTTGATTGGAATGGTATAAGAGGTAACGCACCATCTGTAAATTATTTCGATACTAATACCATTCAAACTTGGAGAGGTTTCCATACGTTTGCATTTGAACGTGAACCAACTTCGTATGCTACAACTGCAAACGGTCAAGTAATATTTCCCGGCAGTCGTCCTGTAACACTTACTTTTGGTGCTACTCGATTTGATTGGAACGGTGTTAGAAGAAATGCACCATCGGTAAACTATTTTGATGTTAATACAATTCAAACTTGGAGAGGTTTTCATACTTTTGCATTTACAAAGGAACCTACTTCATATGCTACAACTGCAAATGGTAGATTAGTTCTACAAGGTGGACCTCCAGTAATATTGACATTCGGTTCAACACAATTTGATTGGAATGGATTTAGAGCAGCCGCTCCAGCAGTTAACTTTTTTGATTTAGTTGCTCAAAGAACTTGGAGAGGTTTTCATACTTTTGCATTTGAACTCGAACCAACTTCGTATCAAACAACAGCAAACAATCAATTGGTTCTACAAGGTGGACCTCCAGTAACACTTACTCCTGGTCCGTTAGGTGCTACTCGATTTGATTGGGATGGATTGAGAGCAGCTGCGCCAGCTGTTAACTTTTTTGATTTATCAGCACCGTTTAGTACCTGGAGAGGATTTCATACATTTACTCTTTCAGGTCCGTTTGAACCAACATCGTATGTTACAACAGCTAATGGTCAATTAATATCATCGTTTGGTCCTCCTGTAATACTTTTACCGGGTCCTACTGGTCCAAGTAGATTGGATTGGGATGGATTTAGAGTAAATGCTCCAGCAGTTAACTTTTTTGATTTAACTGCACCTTTTAGTACTTGGAGAGGATTTCATACTTTTGCCCTTTCGGGTCCTTTTGAACCAACAGCATATAGAACAACTGCAATTGGACAATTAGTTTTAGCAGGAGGTCCTCCCGTAGCATTAATAGGCGGTCCACTTGGACCAACTCAATTGGATTGGGATGGATTTAGAGCAGCGGCTCCAGCGGTTAACTTTTTTGATTTATTAGCACCGTTTAGTACTTGGAGAGGATTTCATACATTTGCTATTGAAAGAGAACCAACATCATATCAAACAACTGCTAACAACCAAATAGTAACACGATTTGGTCCAGCCGTTACACTTACAACAGGTCCATTGGGCGCTACCCGATTTGATTGGGATGGTACGTTGGTAAATGCACCAGCTGTAAATTATATGGATTTTGGAAACCAATGGACTTTCAGAGGATTCCATACATTTGCTGTTGAGCGAGAAGCAACCTCATACCAAACACAGGCAATTGGAAATGTATTGATACTAAATACAAGAACAACTAGCCTTACTTCTGGTCCTTGGACTGGTCCAAGAGCGAATGTAGCATTTCAAGTAGTAAATTATTTTGATTTATCAGGGCCGTTTAGAACTCGTAATAATGGTAGACGAGGATTTCATGCATTTGCACAGCCTTTAGAACCAACTGCATTTAGAACCATAGCTGCAACACCGAGTTCAAGAACATTACCCGTATTTTTTGGTCCTGGTATAGATTTACATTGGTCAGGAGCAAGAAACGCAGCTCCAGCTGTAAATTGGTTAGACCAAAATAATATAAGAACTACTCGTGGATTTCATACATTTGCTGTTGAACGGGAACCAACATCATACCAAACTCAATTAGTTGGCAGTGCATTGATATTACGTCCAACTGCTACTCGTTTCGATTGGGATGGACCAAGAAGTTTTGCTACAAGACGTACTGTAGATTTCTTCCCAAATACTTCTACTAGAAGAGGATTTCATGCATTTTCTAGAGAGAAAGAACAAACATCATACAATACCATACAAACAGGATTGGTGGAAATATTAGATAGATTTGCTTCTTTCTTTGACTGGGATGGGTTCAGAACAGCTGCTCCAACAGTAAACTACTTTGATTTATCAGCACCGTTCAGAACACGTAATAATGGTACACGTGGATTTCATACATTTGCATCAACAGGTGAACCTACAGCATTTGTTACACAAGGTACTTCTACTGGAGCAAGAACATTACCTGTATTTTTTGGTAGTGGTTTAGATTTACATTGGTCAGGGACAAGAAACACAGCTCCGGCAGTGAATTTCTTCCCCAATTGGCCAATAGCGGGTGGTTCAACAACACGAGGTTTCCACACATTCGCTGTTGAAAGAGAACCAACATCGTATGCAACAATACAGGTTGGTAATGTATCGGCATTACGGGCTGGCGTATCAAGATTCGATTGGACTGGATTAAGGTCTGGAGCTCCAACGGTAAATTATTTTGATCCAAATAATATAAGTACTACAAGAGGATTCCATGCGTTTGCGGATTTAGGCGGCAGAAATACAGCTTATAATGTAGCAGCTGGTTTCAATCCAACATTGGGAACGACTGTAAACTTTTTGAATGCAGGTGCAACTCAATTTGATTGGGATGGTTTTGATCCATATTCAATTCAAACAACTAGATTCTTTGGATTCAATCAAACAACAAGATTCGGATTTATGGTAAACATGTCTCAATTCGATGGGACTGCTTATCCTATAATAACACCTAGATTCAATCCGAACTTACTAAGAATTCCAGGATTTCCACAAAGACTACAGAGATTTGCATTATCAACTATAAGACAAATAGCTCAGCCACTTCAAACCCGTGACTTAGAACAATTTGCACCATTAACTTTTAGTGGTAAAACAATATCTGGATTCAGATCAACATTAGACATACAGATTCCAGCGGTAACAATACAGAAATTAAATTTAAACATCGCTACTAATCGTGTTCGTATAAATCCAGCTGCACCAAACTTTACAAAAAGATACACTACAGGTGGGGGTGTTGATGTTAGACCAAGTGTTGTTGATGGTAACATGGAAAGTTGGTCTAATGGTAACAACAGATTAATAGATAATCAGCACAGTAAATACTCACTAAGTTTAGAAGCGTATAATGATGATATATTCATAGGACAGCCATTTGTCGATGGATCATTAAAAGGACCAGACTTCTTAAAAATATCAAAATTCGATGACGGATTGGTTCGTGGTGGTGTTATTGCTAATACGGTAAGGACAGTTTTAGATACAAAACGTATTGGAAAGTTTCTATTATCGGGACGAGGAATACTTTGGAACATAAAACAAGCTGGACTCCAAGCTATGAATCCAAACGTAGACATAGCAACAAGAAGAAATCCTATAGAGACTCTGTTAACATTAGGTAGAGTTCCTACTCAAGTCTACAATCCCCTATCAGTTCCTGCTAATATAACTGGAAGAAGTGTATTAGGACTCAGATTTACTCGTCATGGTATACTGATGGATGGTGTCGCTGGTAGATATGAAAGTGTATCTATAGAACGTGCCTTAAATTTAGATGATTACAATTATTTTGATGACTTAGACGTTAATCCAAAAAATAATTATAATAGACTCATAGGGTTGGTAAAAGAATTGTTACCAAACTCATATGACACTATTCGTGAAAATAGAATACCACAAAAAGATACAGATTTAGAAATAAACAGAATTTCTTCTGGATTTGGTGGACCAAACTCATTATTGGGATTTTTTGGTACAACTATAAATCGTGCAAAACATCCGTTTAAAATAGTAAATACTACTGGTTATTTTCCGGATAAAATAAGTATAGGGTTGGGATTTGATAGGGAAGTATTTTTCTCTGCAAAATATGATAGGGGTACAAATCAACCGAATACATATAGATCAATGTTGTTTAGTGAGATGGAAGAATTTCAGGGTGATATGTACGGGCTAATACTAAGTGCTGCTAGTATATCTAAACCACAATCATTTGTCCCAACTTGGTCAGAAAATAGCAAAAATTTATTTGACGATAAAAATATAAAATTTCAATTAATAACTCAAGACAGAATAAAGGGGTCTCAAGTATTTGAGTTTAAAAAGCCAACGGTTACTGAAAGATTTACTGCTATGAATTCTGGGTGGATTCCATTCAGAGAATATAACGAGAGTATAGCGGAAGAAGTATTTTTCAGAGGCCCTGAATTTGAACAAACGTATTTTGATAGATTATTTAATAGTGAGACTGGTGAATATACTAAATATGGGGGAGAAGTATTTGGTATAATATTGGGTTCAACATTGGGGCAAAGTGGAAGCTTTAGTCCATATTTGGAATTTGGTCCTCATTTGGTTAAACCTGAAGATTTTAAAATACCATTAAACAAATATGATAAACGTAGAATATTAGAATTAAAAACATTTGATTTTAAAGAAGCACCTGTAAAAGAAAGAGCTCGTTCTGTCAATAGTACGAATATAATGCCAAGAAAGGATCTAATAGGTTTGGCAGCTGATTCGATGTTTTTTAAAGGATCTATTTTAAATCAAGATACATCGATAACCATAGACAACTATGGCGATTTTTTAATATTAGAACGTGGTAGATTGAGTAATGCTTTTGGTTTATTATTAGCATCAACTGTTAATGATAAATTATTAGGAGTTAGACCATATTGGCAAGATGTAACATCGAAATATGCGGATTTTAATAATATTCGTATAAATTCAAAAACAAAAATTCTACTACAAAAAATCCAACCATTTAAGTTTTTGTTCCCGTTTGAAACTGATAGATATAGGGCTATAAACAGTGAAACAGCTAAAGATGCGTCATCTATACAAAATGCACAATCTCTATTAGATTTAATAAAATATGGTGAATATAAAGACCAACGAGATGGTAAAATAACATATGCTCAAAAATTAAAAAATGATTACTCTCAAAATGATAGTACGTTCAAGGGATTGGTATTAGCTGCTTCTAAATTAGGTATAAGGGCTGCACAAGTAAAGGCGGTATCAACGGTTGAATCGTCTGATCTAACTCAATTAGAAACATCAAACGGTCAGATATTTGGCGTGACAAACGGCATGGGTATGCAAAGCACGTCATATGTAAAAATTGGTGGACCTCGTTTCCCAAATGAAGTATCTGGACAACAACACCTTTCTCCAGATGGAATAGAAACCGATTTAGATGACGAGTTCATTGGAACCGATACTAAGAATAGAATTAAAAAATTAAGTCCATTTGAATTCAAATATCCGTCTGATTGGGAACGATTAGAAGCTATGACGGCCGATAAGATTAATCGTGAAGCCAATCCTAAGATGGCATTAGGTCCAAATATAGATAGATCTAACAATTTATATTCACAGGAATTAGATACATCCGATGACTTTACAACATTAGATTACCCACAGTTAGGATTGGGTCATCAACCTAAAGACACAGACCCATCAGACTTTAGAACACTTTTAAATATAGAAAAATATAGCAGATTTTCGCACTCACCCGATACAATTGACTATGACAAATTACATATAGAAAATTTAGGTCAGTACAGTGCTGGATTTGGTAATCCAGGAAAACGTGGATTTATAAAGGCATTTCCATTTATATCAAATATCAAGTACACATCTGGATTAGCTAAAAATGTAAAAGATTCCTATAAACCTGAAGATAAGTCTAGAAGTAAAGCTGATACTTACAGATTAGCTAATAGAAGATATGGTGCTTATCCAACCATAAAAGATGAAGTAATAACGCTAAACGATAAGTCTAACAATTTACCGTTAGATAGGAATTTTTGGAATGGGTTTCATGGTGATAGAATAAACATTATAGATTGGAAACGTCAAGAATATGATCTAAATTTAAACACCGTGTATGAACACGATAGATTTAATGATTCAAAGGATCATTTATTATCTGCACAGGATTCCATACAGTTTTATTTCTCAGGAGTGGATCTTCAAGGAACAGCATATAGACCAACTGAAGCTTTAGTGTTTAGGGCATATTTAGATACAATAGTTGATAACCATAAACCAACTTGGACTCCAATAAAATACATAGGAAGAGCCGACCCAGTTTATTCGTATGATGGGTATGAACGAGAAATATCATTTGGATTTACTATTCACATTGGTAGTAGAGATGAATTGAAGGCTACATGGCGTAAATTAAACATGTTAGCATCATGGACTTCACCCGATTACATAGATCCAGGTTTTATGAAGGCACCAATATGTAGATTGAATATCGGTAATCTATACAGAAAATTCCCAGGATTTATAAGTACATTAAATTATACATTTGATAATACACAAACAACATGGGAAACTGCTAAGTTAGCTGCTGATTTGGACTTAACAGATACGCAAAAAGTAACTACACCTGATGGAACTCAAATTTCTGTTGGTGAACTATCAAGGCCGGGTGCTTTGGAATTGCCAAAGACAATTATAGTTCAATGTACATTTGTAACATTTAACATATACAGACCTCAATGGGACTGTGTATTCTACTCATTATTTGATGATAGAAACCCATCTGGTTTTGAATCGGGTCTATTGCCAATGAGTGGTGATGTGGTAAATTATTTTAGAACTCACGATGATTTGCCGATGAATCACCCTATGAACGCTTTGCTTTGTGGTGTTGTTCCACCACCACCTGAAGTTACAAAAGAATCACAACCACCAATTGATGAACCACCAACTGATGCACCACCAACAACACCACCACCAACAACACCACCGCCAACTGGTACACCACCACCAACAACACCACCGCCAACTGGTACACCACCACCAACAACACCACCGCCAACTGTTACACCACCACCTACACCAACGGTGCCAACAACAACACCAATTATAATTCCTCCATGTGTTTGTAGGATAGATTTCTGTTTTGATGAAGATAGAGAAATAACTCCACCTTCAAGAACTGCTATACGAACATATGTTGAGTGGTTAAAACGCTGTCCTGACTTGAAAGTTAAGGTTACTGGTTACTGCTCAAAAGAAAGAAATAATCCACAATATAACATATATTTGTCTTGGGGAAGAGCAACTACAGTTGCAAATCTTCTTATAGAAGAATTTGGAATAGATCCTAATAGATTAGTTATAGATGGTCAAGGATTTGGTGATGAAAAAACAGCAATTGATAAAAGGGGTAAGGGCCGTAATGCTACATGGCCTAGTCAAGAGAATAGACGTGTAGAGATAACTCCATTATCGGGCGAAAGCATTGGGTGTGAACCGCCAAAGAAATGTCCACCAAAACAATGTCCTGTGACAGCAACTTGTTGGAGAAAGGATGGTACTAAGTTTTGGAGAGTTGGTCCACATTACTTTACTGGAACAGCTTTAGTAGAAGAGAATGGTAAGAACGTAGGAGAATCCTATACAGGATGGCCAAGAGGATACGAACCAAATTTCGATAAAACATCATATAAGTTTAGCATACCAACAAATTTGGATCAAAAAACAACATTCAATGCTTATACTAAATTAAATTTAACGCCAGATGTTGAGGGAACTAAAACTACTAGAGAGTCTTGGGCTGACTATTATATTGTTCAACAACCAGATAATAGTGATTATAAATATTGGCCTAAACCCATAAGTGCTGGAATGAAAGCTCCAACACTTTTAGCAGATTCAGTTAAACAGCCACTATGGAAAGCTTGGTTTACACCACTAAAAGATGCTAAACAAACTTATGAGATTGCTCATATACAGGCCACCAACGCATATGGAATTATACCTAGATTAAGACCCAACAATGATCCTATAGATGTTTGGCAACGCCGTAAAGATAGAGATGCATCACTTGGTGTAAAAAGTAGATCTTATAATTCAAAATGGAGTGGTCGTCCATCCAATAAAAACGATAAAGGTTATAATTCCGATGGTTTAGATGATTACACTTACATATTGAATCCAAACGAATAATTTTAAAATATTACATATTTAATAATATAAGGAAATAGATATGAGACGCTATCAAGATGCTATGATAATGACGGGTGCTAAAAAGATAGATTCCACAGGAAAAGAAGGTACTGTTAGACGATTAACAACCGTAATGTATCCAGATTTTTTTACAGGAAATGATACCCGTATAATATCACAAGACGGTGATAGATTAGACATATTAGCAAAAGAGTTTTATGGTGACGAAAGGTTATGGTTTGTAATTGCAAGAGCGAATGATTTAGGAAAGGGATCTATGAATATACCTCCTGGAAAATTATTATACATACCGTATGAAACCTTAGTCGGTGTAAGTGAACGATTGACAGAGTTCAATAGGAGTAGATAATAATGCCGTATTACGATACGTTAGGACGTTACATAAATCCGTTTTATTTGGATGTACACCCCGATGTTAGGGCTGAGTTGGAAATGCGAGCAGCTTTTATTGCTTCAGATTTCCGAAGTGCAAACACAAAAAGTATAGAATGGCCATATCAAAAAATGCCTTGGGCTCATGTTGTTTCCGTAGATTTTCCGAATGTAAGATTGGGATTTTCGAAAGAACAATTGGATGGGAGAAATTCGGATGAACAAGGTGATTTAATTTTATACACAAAGGATAGGAATGTACCAAAAATACCGTTATTGACCGGTGTAGAAATATCTAATATGGGACAACGTGGTTCTTTGTTAAAAGGTAAATTTAGTTTTACATACTTTCCAGATTTAACAATAGATGGATTTGAGTTGGAAGAATTACAAGGGGCATTATTCACACCAGGACGTGAAGTTCAATTGTCATTCGGTTGGAGTGTTTATGCTGAAAATCCTTGGGTTAATAAATTAGAATTTAAAGGAATAATATATGGGTTTAATTGGACAGTTCAACCAAATCTATCTATAGCAGCTGATGTAGAAATAGTATCGGCAACAACAATAGCTTTGGGATTATCAGGAGACCAAAGTGTTTTACCATCCGATCAGAGTGATATTGTCATGGTTGACGGTTGGAATTCTGAGTTAAAAGGTTTAAATCTACTAACGGTTATAAATAAAGATTTGTCCATACAAACCGCTTCACTTGAAAGTGGTCAAATAGCTTATTATCCCAAAGAGCAAACAACAGAAAAACTCTTAGATTACTATGGAATTGGTATGTTAACCTCGGAATTTGAGGAAGTACAAAATATAGTAATTAATAATTATGACTATGATGCTGGTAATTGGGAAGGTGGTGGCACACCATATGGGGAAGCTGAACAACAAGGTGAGACTGAAGAAGAACTTGTAGAAAAAATTAAAAAAGAAGGACAGCAGTTTTTCGATAATATTTGGAATCAGAGTGGTGGTAGAGAATTTTCAGATCCAAATAGTAGATGGAATAGTGGTGGGTGGAGAGATAAATGGGAAATTATAAAAGAATTCTATAATAATCCGTATGTGAAAGCCGGGGTGATAACACCATACATTAGTGGTGGCTCAGTATTAGAAGCTCTTTTAAATGATGTGAATACGTGGCGAGACGATATAGATGTTGATTTAGGTGAAATAGAATATCTTGATGCTAATACGGGATTATCTAAAACACTTGACTTTGGGATATTAGCTAATAATGAGCAATTAGTTGTTTTTCAAGACTTCGATCCAAATGATAGATGGGGACAGGATCCTTATTCGTTTTTTATTGATATAGAAAATAATACTAAAAAATTGGTAAACCCAATAGATTTAGACAATGATGGTGAATCAGATAGGTGGGAATTAAAAGATCCAAGACCTAATGTACCAAATAGAGATAGAATTAGGATTACATGGAAACCTAATAGATCTGTAGTTTCTGGTGGTGCAAATAACAATAATGTCGGTGAATATAAGGCAACACTTAAAGTTGTATTAGTTGAATACCAACCAACAACTGTATCAACATCGGAATATTCTGTACCCTTAAAGGATCCAAAAACAGGTAAGATGATACAGCCAGGTGGAAGATTTACTGGTCAATATGAAAATAAAGCAAAAACTAAATTAGTTAGGTATATTAATGTACGAGCTAAGGCAAAGCAAAAAAGAAGTGGTGTAGATGGTGAAAGAAACGTAATAGATATGAATGTAGATCCATTTTTTAATGCACAACAACGTGTTGATTTTGGAGATACAAGACTTGATATATTGGGAGCTGATGGTAATTATTCGCCAGTTACATTTAACAATGAAAATGGAATAAACGCTTATACATATAAAGTCGGTGAAACATATAGGCTAAGAATGAATAGATGGTTCGGTTTTTCAGCGAATGACGGGCTATACAACGGATATGATAATGCGAAAATTTTTGGTGGAAACGATGAATTTGAAAAGCCTAAATTGCTTACAACAGATAGCATTTTAGGCAAAGACAGACAAAAAGGTGCTTACATAGAAACTGTATTTAAACCAAAAAGTGAGGGTGTAAAAACGTACTACCTACAGGTTGATAATAAAAGATTTAAAACTGGCACTTCAACATTAGTGGACATAGTTCCAGCACAAATTCAAATTAAGGTAGGTGTTGGTAGTAACGTTAGACCTTCAAGAGAAGATTCGGTAAGTAAAGAGCAAAAAGATAATGGGAATGTATATGATGAGGCTAAAAAACAATATGATGATACTTTAAATGAAGCAGGTAAAGATGCACAAGATAACCAACCAGAAACAGAAAATCCAACCGATACTGCTTCAACTGAAGAACCAATAACGGCTACAAATGAATCTGAAGTTAAAGCTAACTCAGTTCCAAAAACATTTTGGTATGTTAGATTGGGATCTTTAGTAGAATTTGCAAATAAATTAATAGAAAGATACGAAAACGATACTAATAATAAGTTCTCCACTAACTTATTTAGAATACAAGCTTTTAATAATGAGGCAGAATATAATAAATATGTTAGGTCTGCTTATCCAATAGATGTATTTTTTCCAGACATAATAATGGGACAATATGGGGAGTTTTGTCCATTTAATAAAGAAGGTTCATGGAGAGAAGATGGTACTGGAGGAAATCAGGTACTTAGATTATTTCAATCCGCTCCTGATAAAAATGGTAAACGAACACCTATAATAAAAGATAATGTGATTAATATAGGTCAAATATTGGTTGGAGTTGATTTTGTTAAACGTACATATGACTCTTTCTTAGCAACAGGTGGTCAAAACATATCTCTAAAAAATATAACTAAATTTTTTGATGAAATCGTAAAAATGATAAGTACTTCTACTGGAGAAATATATCAGTTCACAACTATATTATTCGAGGAGCCAGAAAAACTTGTACCCAGATCCGAATATAACCAAGCCTTAGAAAACGTAAAACTCAGGGGTGGATCGAGGATAGAGATGGCTGATATATTTAGTTATGATATATCTAATAAAAGGCCAAGAGCTATTGTTTCAATCGAGGATACTAATCTATCAGCTGATGTTATAAAAGAGGGATCAGTAGAGCCATTCAAATTTGATGCGACTATGGTAAGACCTATGCTAAAAAATGTTCAGGTAGTATCAAAACCATCAAAAGAAATGGCAGCTGCTGCTTATATTGCTGCTAGAGGTCAAGGTGCTATTGATAGAGGAGGTTCGGGCCAAGGAATACAGAATTTAGAAGTAACTTTAAATTTGAAAGGATTTCAAAATGTTGAAACTTATAAAGCAGAAGTAAAGAAAATAACAGATGAACTTTATAATGATTTAAATGTATTAGGCAAGGCTGGATGGACAGAGGCTTGGTCTGAATTAATTAGAGGTACGTTAATTAAACTTAAACGTTTGACAATAGAACCACAAGATCCGGTAACAGGATTGGGTACTTCGTGGCTTAATAGAGCGATATATCCAATAGAGTTTAGTGTAACATTAGACGGCATAAATGGATTTAAGTTTGGTGATGTAATAAAAACGTCTTTAATACCAAAACATTATAATGTAGATTGGGATATTGTATTTACTGTAATAAAAGTGGTACATAAAGTAACAACATCTACTTGGGAAACGACCCTTTACACAGCTGCAAGATTGAACGCAGATGGAAAATACGCTTCAGAAGTAAGAACTGCATACGTTAGGTGAGGAATATATTATGACTGGAAGAAAAAGAGCATATTACTCGGAAAATCAAATACAGAAAAATCTGTTTACCAATGGCAAAGAATGGATGACGTTGGACGATTGGAAAGAATATTCGGGTCCATATCATAAATATTCTACTGGAGAAGTGTTTACCGAAATAGATTGGATTCCAAATGTATCTAAAAAATTGGTAGCATACAGAAGACGTTCCGATATGTATTTTAAGTATGTTGATTTAACTGAATATAACAATCAAAAAGGTAATAAGCAACGAGTTATTGGTTCGTTAGAAACATATATGGGTAATTTAAGAAGTCCCGTCTATACTAAATTGCCACCAAACGATTCAGATTTTACAAATGGTTATATGAAAAGATTTTTTGCTTATAAGAGAAATGAGCAAAACAAAATATTTTTTGAAATAGACGCAGCTCAGGCAAAATCATATGCGGATACAAATTCGGGAACCAATCATATGTTATATGGTTTATTGGAAATAAAATGGAAATTAACAGGCCCAGAATTTGATGAATATTATAATGGAATATTAATTAAGTCAGGTGTTGTGGATACAAATTCTAGAATTATTGAGGAAAATTCAAAAAAATTTCGTATATTTGAGTCAATCGTAAATAATCCACGTGAATATACAGTATACGATGAGAATTTTTAATAATAGTTCTATAAATTGTTATGCTTAATGAACGTCCTTGTATTTGTGTTCCATTGGTTTCAAATGGAAATAAACATCATTCAGAAGTTGTTATTGTAGGTCTATACCTATTATTCGATAATGGGGATGAAAACTATATTAATTTCACCCATCCAGATCAACTAATCGATGATGTAAAATTGTTAGACATACAACTTCATCCAAAATCACTTGTATTCAATAAAAAGGCATTAATCTCAAATGGATTTAATTTTGGAATAGACCTAAATTCATATCTACATTATAATGCCCTCGACTACATCAGTTTACACGAGTTTTATACAAAGAGCATGGAACTCTTATCAAATAAGTTTCAACATCAAAGTGATTTGGGACACATAATCCCATTAGCAAATCAATTAGATTGGGCAAAAAATATTTCAAAGTATGTAATTGCGTTGCAACCTTTTGATAGTATTACTCAAAAGTGCATTGACTATTGTAATGACTTTATACAAGTATTCTATACAATAGAAAAGAATGACATAGTTTTTGGTGATGAGATAAAAAAACAAAATTATATGTGGTATACCACAACGAGTAGACCTAGTAATTCTTTTAACGGATTTAATTTTTCCGCTATGAATAAAAAAGATGGTACTCGTAATAAAATACGTTCAAGGTTTAACGGTGGTAAAATAGTTCAATTCGACTATGATGCTTTTCACATTAAATTATTAGCAAAAATATTGGATTATAAATTTGAGTATCACCCGTATGAACAAATAAGAGATGATTTAGGAATTAGTATGGATTATGATCAATTCAAATCTAAAGTATTCCAAAACATCTATGGAACGATAACCACAGAATTTATGTCACATCCATTCTTTGAAACAGTTCAAGCGATGATTGATACTATGTATGAACAATATGAAACAGATGGTATGGTTAAATCTTGGTTTTATGAAAAAACCTTTCGTGATATTCAAGATGCAACGCCAAATAAAGTATTCAATTATGTTCTACAATCATTAGAAACGGAATATAATGTGCGTAAAATAAAAACTATTTTACCACACTTAATTGATAAAAAGTCTGTATTTATGATGTATTTATATGACGCTTTTGTATTTGATGTTCACCCAAATGAAATGGAATTGGTTAATATTCTACAATCAGCATTTGAAACCGATGAAATGTCAATAAAAATTTACGTTGGAGACACTTTTGGTGATATTAAACAAATTTAATCCTATATTTATATGTAATTGTTATAATAAAACATTTAGCTAAAAATGAGAGAGAGGTATTGAAGACACAATTGGTATGTACATTCAGTAAAAAATACTTGATAGATGACACAATAAGTAGAATACGAAATGAATTTCCACTATTTAATAATAAAATATTTCTATTTAAGCCAATAGAGATAAAGGAAGATTATATGCTTTCTTATAATGTAATAATGGATTCATATAAAAAATTCTTACCAAATTCTATCATGGTCCATCAAAAAAGAGAAACTAATACAATTTATACAATAAATGCCCTAAATGAATTGATAATGAATTTAAACAATGGATTGTTGGATAAATCATATGAGATAGAATGGGAGCGTTATAAGAACTGTGCATTGTTGAAGAACAAGGATGGGTTTAGAGTTGTTAAAATACTGTTAGTTAAGGTGTATTCTTTTTGAATTTTATATTTATAACATATAATAATATTGGTAATTAGTATGAAAAATAAAAATAACGAATATCAAAAATTAGTTGAAGATATAACAAATCGTGTTATGAAACGTCTAACCGAAAAGTTAGAAGTGGTAGAAGGATCTGGATTTGAAAATATATTCGACGATTTACAAAAAGAACTACAAAATATAGAGATGTTACCCGATAACAGAATTGATGCTACTAAGTACGATGAGAAGGCTATAATAGCATCTTTAAAAAAGATGGGATATGACTATAAAAAGGCAATTGGCAATAAACTGCACTTTTTCAACAAAGATACCAGTGTTAGTTTATACTTGTTGCAAGGAAAGAAAATAATAAGTTTAATACCATAACTAGGAAAATGAAATGTCTTTGATAAAAGAAGAATTACACTCCGAATTTAAAAGATACTTAAAATATCTTCTACTCATAGATATTGTAGAAATATTAGAAAATGGTCGTGGAATGATAATGCATGCATTCCCTGAAGTTAAATTACAAAAATTAATTTCTTGGTTCAGTCCAATAAAAGACTCAGATACCTATTCGGATGAAGATATTAAAAATAAAATAAGCTCGATAGGTTCTCGTCTATATGGTGATGAAAAATTAAAACTATTGTACAAGTCACTAAAGACATTGATAAACACGGGATTTTCAGAAGAAGATAGAGAACAACGTGAATCTGATGTAAATAAATTGGTTAGAAAAATAAGCATATACATAAAAAATAAGTTAACAGATGCTGATATTGAAAGTTTAGATACTGTATTTGCTTCTTTAGATAAAACGGCATCGATTGTAACAGCTAAAATAATGTCGGAATTGGATAGGTATATGGAGTTACCAAATTCACCCGATGATACTGACAAAAAGCCAAATAAATTAGATGTTGAGAAATCAGAAGAAGATGGAGAAGAGCCGAAAAAAGAAGCACTCCATGATAATTTTTATAAAAGAAAACTTAAAAAAAAGATTCGTGAAATGATACGAACAGCTATACTCCAAAAAAAATTACGTAAATAATAAAAATAAAATTTGCATATTAAACATTAATTTAGTATATTTGTAAACATTAACTGTGCATTGAACATTAAGAGTTCAGCATTACACATTATTCATTAAATAAGGAGACTCATTATGGGTATCAACTTGGACGCGATTAAAAATCGCTTAAACTCACTAAAAAATTCTAATAACAGAACATCACATATTTGGAGACCTGAACCAGGTGAACACCAAATTCGTATTGTTCCCTACCAACACAAAGCAGAAAATGCACCATTTATTGAACTGTATTTCCACTACAAGTTGGGTAAACGATCAATTCTATCACCAATCTCATTTGGAAGACCAGATCCAATCGTAAACTTTGCTGAAAAAATGAAACAGACAGGAGACAAAGAAGATTGGGTTATGGGTAGAAAATTAGAACCCAAAATGAGAACATATGTTCCTGTAATTGTGCGTGGTTCTGAAAGCGAAGGTGTTAAGTTTTGGGGATTTGGAAAACAATTATATGAAGAATTGTTAGGTTATTTTGCAGACAATGATTACGGAGACCTATCTGATGTTGAAACAGGGCGTGACATTGTGGTTACTGTGAAGTCACCCGAAGAGACCGGAAGAGACTATGCTGAAACAAGTATCCGAATCAAACCAAACCCATCTCCAGTATCATCAAATCCTGATATTGTAGAGAAAATTAAACAACATCCAAACATCACAGAATTATATCCCGAACCATCGTATGATGAATTAAAAACGTATCTACAAACATATCTTGGTCAATCAGATGACACAGAAGATTTGAATTATACACGTAATTCAAAATCAGAACAAAAAACAGAAAGTACACCAAAATCAACTCCTGACAAAACAGACAGTGGTGACGTAGATGCTGTTTTCGATGATCTTTTTTAATAAGAGGTAAATATGGCAAAAACAAAAAATGAACTATCTGATGAATTGGGTAGTTTAATAGCTGAAACTATAAACAAGGAATTTAAGTCTCAGAATTTAAAAACCGCTTACTTCTTAGAAGGTGATACCGATGCACCTACTATTGTAAAGGAGTGGGTTAGTACTGGGTCAACTATTTTAGATTTGGCAATATCAAATAGAAAAAATGGTGGATTTCCTGTAGGAAGAGTTTGTGAGATAACTGGATTGGAACAATCTGGAAAGTCTTTAATAGCTGCTCACGCATTGTTAAGTACTCAGAAAAAAGGTGGATTGGCAGTATACATTGATACTGAAAATGCTTTATCTTCTGAATATTTAACTGCAATTGGTTTGAACCTAAAGGAAATGATTTATGTTCCATTAGAAACAGTTGAAGATATTTTTGCTACAGTAGATGTAATCATAGATAAAGTTAGATCTTCTGACAAAGATAGGTTAGTTACTATTGTCATTGATTCAATAGCGGGTGCTTCTACCAAAACAGAAATGTCTGCTGATTTTGATAAGGACGGTTATGCAACTGCTAAGGCTTTGATTATATCAAAGGCAATGCGTAAGATAACAAATTTGATTGGTAGAGAAAGGATATGTTTAATCATTACAAATCAATTACGTCAAAAATTAAATGCACCAGCATTCTCTGATCCATGGACTACACCTGGTGGAAAAGGAATCCCATTTCATGCCTCGGTTCGTCTACGTCTATCATCAATTGGTGCTATTAAATCTAAAGTAGAAGGACATGATCAAGTTGTTGGATCACGTGTTAAGGCTAAGGTAGTCAAGAACAGAGTTGGGCCACCATTACGTGAGTGTGAGTATGAAATCTATTTCGATTCAGGAATTGATGATTATAGTAGTTGGCTTACTACGATGAAGGAGTACAGCTTAGTATCTCAGGCTGGTGCTTGGTATTCTTGGACTGATAAGAAGTCTGGAGAAGTGATTAAATTCCAATCGAAAGAATTTGCGGATAAAATTATAAACATTCCTCAATATAAGGAAACTGTTTATGATGAAATTGCTGATAAAGTAATTATGAAGTATCAGCAGTTGGATAGTGCTAGGATTGACGAAGTGATTTTGTCGGACGAGATACCGTTTGACGAGGTTTAATTGAGTGGGGTAAAGATTTTTTTCTTTACCCCATTTATTTTTTTACTTGGATTTGTCACATTTATTTCGTATATTTGTAATCTAATGCATAATAAATGGATTACACCATGATAAAAAAATATCAAAAAATGCTTCAAGAGATTGAAGACGAAAGAATAGATCAAGAATCATTACACAGAAACAGTAAAGTATTGATAGTTGATGGCATGAATCTCTTCATAAGAACATTCTCAGCAATACCAACATTAAATGAGGAAGGAGTTCACGTTGGTGGATTATCTGGATTTTTATTATCATTAGCATCAACGATACGAATGGTAAATCCAACAAGACTAATAGTAGTTTTTGATGGCAAAGGTGGTTCATACAGACGCAGACAGATGTATTCAAACTACAAAGAAAAACGTTCTATGAAAAGCAGATTGAATAGAATAGTTGGTTTTGAAAACTTAGAAGACGAACAGGCATCCATAAAACATCAATTATTACGTGTATACAAATATTTAGATAATTTGCCCGTCAATATAATATCCATAGACCAAATAGAAGCTGATGATGTAATTGCTTATCTATCAAGTTATTTGAAAGAAAAGGTTGTGATACTATCAAACGATAGAGATTTTTTACAATTAGTTTCTGACCGAGTCAATGTTTACTTACCAACAAAAAAGAAAATGTATACCCCCGAAGCACTATATGAAGAAACTGGAATATGGTGTGAGAATTATATCATTTATAAATCTCTATTAGGTGATAAGAGTGATAATATTGAGGGTATGAAAGGTATAGGTGTAAAAACAATACATAAAAATTTTCCTATGCTTTCTGAAAAAAGGAGAATTGATTTGGAAATGTTCTCGGAATTTTGTAGATTGTATGATGGAAATGTAAAATCAATACTAACCCTAAAAGATAATATCAATTTACTTGAAAGAAATCATGCTATTATGCAATTGCATGATGTAGATATATCACAATCACATAAATCAAATATACGTAATTTAGTTGATGGTGATATTGATGGTATAAAAAATAGTGAATTGAGTAAACTATACATACAAGATAAATTACATTCAGTTATACCCAATTGGGATAATTGGTTGAAGAAGAATTTTACATCATTAAACTTGCTTAGGAACAAACATGCAAGATAATTTGGCAGATTATGGTCATGTATTTCAATCAAAAGTTATTACTACACTTCTATCTGATAAGTCATTTTTACAACAAGTATCTGATATATTAGAACCATATTATTTTGAATCACAAGCCAATTCTTGGCTTGTAGAAAAGATTATATCATACTACAACAAATATAAAAGCACACCAACAGCTGAAGTATTGAAAACTGAAGTACTTTCAATAGAAGATACTGTATTAAAATCATCGGTCACTAAAGTACTTATTGAAATGAAAACTCACAAAAATTCTACGGATTTGGAATACATAAAGTCCGCGGTTTTACAATTCTGTAAAAACCAAAGAATGAAGGGTGCAATTTTAGATTCGGTTGATTTATTGAAATCTGGAAACTTTGATTTAATCAAAAAGAAAATAGATACTGCAATGAAAGCTGGTGCTGATAAGGACATCGGACATGAATATAAAATAGATATTCAAGCTCGTTATGCAGAAGGCTCACGTGAATGTGTGTCTACTGGATGGTCTGTAATAGATGATGTTATGAACGGTGGTCTTGCGGGAGGAGAATTGGGAATTATTGTTGCTCCTGCGGGTATAGGTAAAAGTTGGGCATTGGTTAGTATAGCAGCAAATGCGGTTAAGTCTGGAAAAACTGTAATTTATTATACATTAGAATTA